GTGGCAATCGAACTGAGCGATGACCTGATTGAGCTGGAACGCAGGGCCTGGGCTGAGATCCAGGCGGGCGCGCTGACCGTGGAGACCGCCGAGGCTGTGCAGGCGGCCATCACGGCGTTCGCGGAAGCGGACGAGGCGCACAGCCGCTACGAGGTCGAGGCGGCGCTGAAGAAGCTCGTGCGGCACCCCGAAGACGCGGCCTGATCTACAGCGCGGACTGGAAGGCGGACGCGGACGGCACTGTCTCGGCTGCCTCGGTGACGCGGTCGAGGACGGCCGGGGCGTGTCCGGCGTGCTGGGCTGCGGCCCGGGCGGCGAGCGAGATCCGGCGGGTCTGCGGGACGGCGACTGTGCGGGTCGCGGCGGAGACGAGCGTGGTGGTCATGGCTCATTGTGGCAGGCGGTGGTCATGGGGTGCAGCCAGTCATTGATCGCCCCACGGCACAGTCACGGCAGGAGCCAGCTTGGCGCGGATCCGAGTAAGAGCGGCGCGCACCTCGGCGGCGCCCGGCGCTGACCGGTCGCGCCACTCGGCTTCCAGGGCGACGCACTCCCAGTGCGCATCCCGAAGGGTGCGAAGGGCGAGCAGGCGGGCTCCCATCGCGGCTTCGGCAGCTGCTTCCTGGAGGCGTTCATAGGGGGTCAGATCGTCAGCCACGGCAATCCCTTTCAGTGTTGGGCACTTTGTCGTCATGTACGGACGACGTAACTCGCCAGTCACTCCCCAGGTCCCCGACGCGCCCCGTTGAACAGCAGTGGCCCGCCGGTCGCTGTCCCGGCGGGCCTCCAGCAGCAAGCCCCGCATGCTCGGGGAATGTGATGCTGCCACTGTACGGGCGGCCACTGACAACGGCGGGCGTGTTGAAAAGGTCTGAGTCGGACGCCGCTTAAGGCCGCCGAGCAGGAGCAGGCGGAAGCGCCGTAGACTCGAACACATGTCCGACCCGTCGCGCCTTGACCTGCTCCGCTTTCTGGAGCGCGTCCAGCTCCAGCAGCTGGACCAGACGCGGCGGTGGATCGCGGCCGAGGAGGAGCGGGCTACTGCCGCCCGCCGGACGCCGCCGCCCGTCCCGGACTGGGTGATCGCCTACCAGCGCAGCGGGACGGGTCCGGTCGCGGAGGGCGTGCACGTCGGCGGGTGCGGCATGGCAGCCGGCCGCACCGAGGCCGTCACGCGGGAGCAGGCGCTCCGTGCGCTCACCGTCGACGCGGTTCCGGCCTGCCCGTACTGCCGGCCGGACAGCGAGCTCGGGGTGCTGGAGTCGTAAGCCCGACGCACCCTGGATGCATGGCCGATCGCCGGATCATCGTCGTCTACCCGCCCGACGAACAGGGCGCCCGCCGCGTGCGCATCGACGGCAGCACCATCGGCCGGGCCACCGACCTCGCCGACCTCGTCATCTGGCTGCGTCGGGCCGGGCTGGAGGTCGACGACATCGACGTCGTCCGGTCGCCGCTCATCGAATGGCGCGGCGGCGGCGGGCCCGAGGCGTGGGACGAGAGTGACGAGTTGCCGCACGCGTAGTGACAGGGCCGGGCCATCGGTCTAACGTGGCGGCGCGGCCTGCCTCGTTCGCAGCGACCCCCTCGGGGGCGTGGGGAGTAACCCCTCGGCAGGCCGCACCTGCGCCTACAGCCCGACTCTGAAAGGTTGGACGCCCTCTGGGAGCGGCCGGGTGCCAACCATCTCGCCGATGCGCGGAAGATCAAGCAGTAGGCAGATCTCCTTGTCGTCATAGGCCCACCGCGCAACCGCCCCCTCCACCATCAGATGTGCGGCTGTACGGCTGGGCAGCGTGTAACCGACCTCTAGCGGCACAGACCACGGGCGGACCTCGAAGGGAGCGTGCACGGAACCGTAGAGGCCTTGCTGGTGAAGCACGCGAACGCCGAGTGCCCGCCAGAAGTTCACGGGCTCGCTCCACGAGAGCGTGCCATCGCTGTCTGCGCCGTTCTGTGTCATGCCCAGTTCGGCTCGGAACGGATCTGTGACAGCTTTCAGCTTCGCCGCATTTCCCTGCCGGTCTGCGTCCGGGCCGGGCTCGGCTCCTACTGGGATGCGTCGACGGATGATGCGCCCATAGGACAAGCCCTCAAGGACGCGCATGAGGGCCGCTACCTGGTGGGGCGGCCAGTAAGCCGGCTCGCGTTGCGTCTGCCCCACCAAGGCGATGAGCTGCCGACTGTACGAACCGTCGCGCAGAGTTGCGGTCATGCGGGCGAGCATTGTGGCGCCATCCGGTTCGCCTTGCAGCTCTTCAAGTAGTAGGCGAGCGGCGTCCTCGTGGATGGTCATTTCTCTCCCAGCCCGAACCGGTCGGTAATGCCGCTGAACAGGGCTTCGGCCGCGTCGACATGGGCGGCGTTGCGCTGCCCCTTGTTGCGTCGCTTCCAGTAGCCGACGGTGGTGGCTGGGTTGTCGTGGTCGGCGAAGGCTTGGACTTCGGCGAGGTCGACGTGGTCGTCGAGCATGTGCGTGATCCGGCTGGCCCGCAGGACGTGCGGGGTGAGTTTCCGGCAGGCCTTGCAGCGGGCGAAGGCGTGCGCCGGCTGGTCGGCGGCCGAGCAGACGAGGACGCGCGCCTTGCGGCCCAGGCGCGTGAGGAGCCGGGCGATGTCGTGACGGTCAAGGCGCTCACCGGCGGAGTCGAGGAGGAGGGCTTTCTCCGTGCGGCCGGCAGTGTGGGCGTCGAGGAGTTCGGCGACGGTGGTGGGCAGCGGGAGAATACGCTCCTTGCTCTCTTTTCGAGTGACGTCGAGGTAGGAGCGTCGCCCTCGTTCGATCCGGTCGGTGACGTCAGCGGCGCACATCTCGCTGACGCGTCCGGCAAGGGTGTAGAGGAGGAGGACGATGAGCGCGTCGAACTCGTTTTCCGCCGCGTTGACTACGGCCTGCACTTCGTCGACTTCGAGGACAGGCGTGCTGCGGGAGGTGTTGCCCTTGTCGACCTTGGGGCGGTCGTCTTGGGTGACGGGGTTTTTGGGGAGGTCGATCTTCTCGGCGGCGTAGGTGTGCAGCGAGGAGAGCGTGTTGAGGTAGCGGCTGATTGTGGTGGGCGGTGCCCCGCGGCCTTCCATGCGGAGTCGCCAGGCGCGGATGTGGTCGGCCGTGAAGCAGCCGAGGGCGAAGCGGTCGTGGCCCAACTCCTGGGCGTAGGCGCCCCAGACGCGGCGGATGTCGTCGACGTAGTTGCGCTTCGTTTGGAGGCTGCCCCGCCGGGTGGAGGACAGCCAGTCCATGACCATCACGAATGTCTCGGAGGTGACGGCCTCGGCGAGGAGTTCGGCTCGGGCCCGGTAGATGCGCGCCCGCCCCTTGCGGTCGACCTGAACTTGGCCAAGGTCGTCGACGAGCTTGCGGCGGACTTCTTCGAACAGGTCCGAGCCGGGTAGCGCGATCGACTGCCCGGCGGCTTGCTTCGGCAGCAACTCGGTCACGCCGCCTCCGGGTGATCGGCAAGGAACTCGTGCCGGTAGCCGCCGAGTTCAGCGAGGCGGAGCTGGTCGCGCTCCCAGCTGGACGGGCCGCTTTGCCCGTCGAGGGTGTCGTTCCAGCCCGGCCGGTAGTCAGGGTGGTGGCGCCACATGCGGGTGAAGTAGCGCATCGTCGAGCAGGGGAAGCCGCAGGATCCGGGGCAGGTGAAGCACCTGCCCCACGACTTGCCGTCGTCATCCACGTAGGGCGAGTGCTGGACGACGGCAAGGCGGAGCGACTCGACACGGATCACGGCCGCGTCCCGTTCGTCGCCTTCGGGTAGTGCCTCGGCTGCGGCGAAGTCTTCGCGAAGTCGCGCATGTACGAAGTCCTCGGCCCGGAACTCCCAGAGCCAGTTTGGATCATCGCGATTCGTCATGCCCGATTCTACCAACTCCCTAGCGCATAAGGGAACGTTATGCGCTACCGGCCGCCACGCCGCGCGCCCACGCCCCCTCCGCAAGCCTGTAGACACGACTACAGGCGAGCTGTAGAGTGGTCCACAGAAGGGGCGAGGGTCGCACTCAGGAGAGGCCGCCATGCTGACGATCACCACACGCACCGGCGACTACTACGGCGACGGCAGCAGCTACCACATCTGGGAGACCCATAACGCCGACGGTGAACTCATCGCGGAGCTCTACATCTCCACCGACCGCAACGAGATCATGAACATCGAGGTCAGTGAGGACCACCGCGGCGAAGGCCACGCCCGCGCCCTCTACGAGGCCGCCAGCTCGCAGATCCCCGTCTTCCACGCTCCCGTCGCCCACCGCACCGCCGAAGGCAACGCCTTCGCAGAGGCCGTAGGCGGCGAAACCGTCGCCGCCTACCCCTGCGACTGCTATGCCTGCAACTTCACCGAGGAATGACGCATGCAGCGCTACGAACTCGAAGCCTGGCTCGGCGACGACCACGGCCTCACGGGCGACCAAATCGACGAACTCCTGCACACCGCCGACGACATCGCAGAGCAGTACCCCGATGCCGATGACCGTGACGACCGCGAAGCTGCACTCACTGCCGCCTACCGGCTCATGACTGAAGCGCCCGAAGAACTCATCGCGGAACTCGCCAGCGAGCGCGTCAACGCCCGCCTGGCAGAGCAGAAGGCCTTCATCAGCCTGCGGCAGATCGCCGTCACTCGCATCAACAGCGGCGACGCCACCGAAGCCGGGTTCGCGAAGCAGGCGGGCATCGACCGCATGACCGTTCGCAAGTGGCTCGGGAAGCGCTGACCGGCAGCAGCCCCCGCCCGCAACATACTAAGGAGACCGCATGACCGAGCACCCCACCGTCGGCGAGCCGGTAGCCGCCAACGGCCGAGGCTTCCTTACCTATGCGGGCAGCCCGATCAAGACGAGCTATGGGCACACGATCCGCGTGCAGGAGTCATCGGCCGCGTCTGAGCCTCATGTCTGGCTGTTCATTGGCGACAGCCCCGCTGCGAGCGGTCGCAATCCGCACCTCAATCTGGAGCAGGCGATCGCTCTGCGTGCCGCGCTCGACCAGTTCATCGAAGGCGTACCGAACCGGTGGAGCAACGGTCAGGCCATGCTGGATGAGGCCAAGCGCGCCATCTTCGGTAACCACGACAAGGAGGGCTGACCGTGGACAGTTCGGCCAGCACGAACGTCAGCTTCTTCGTCCCGCTCGTCATCGCCCTCTCGGTGTTTGCGGCCATCGTCCTACCCGGCGAACTGGACGGCGCGCGCTTCGCTGTGGCCGCCGCGGCGTTCCTCGTCATTGCGCCGGGTGGTGCTTGGTTCCTCGGTCGTCCCCCGCGATAGCCGCACAGCGAAGCGGTCCCGCCGACATGCGCAACCACGAGAAGCCCCACACCGAGAAGCGAGGACACGATGAAGGACGACAACCCCCAGCAGTGCGGTGCACGCGGCAGGCTGTGCGACGCGGACGTCATCAAGCTCCAGAACCTCGCGCGGGTCAGCGGGATCGTGGATTGGGACGCTCAGGGGCTGACGTGCCATCTGCCCGAACGCCATGAGGTCGAGGAGCACGAGCAGCCCCTCATCAGCCAGGACTTCGGGCAGCACGAGCAGATCTGGTGGGCGACGTGGCGTGACATCGACGGCCTGCGGGAGGAGGCGGCCATGTTCACAGGGCCCTCCTGCGCCTTCGAGCACGATGGATGGACGTGCCTCCTGCTGGCTGATCACACGACGCCGAACGACCAGCGGCACGTGCTGGCATAGCGACAGCACAGCGAAGCGGCCCCACCCTCCGAAGAGGACGGGGCCGCTGTCGCGACCAAGAGCCTTGGCCCACCGTTGCAGCGGTGGACAGTCAAAGGTGCACTCACGCCAGCGAGTTGCAGCCCCAGACCTTGCCAGTATGGCAGCAAAAGACCCCGCCACCCTTTGAGTGGCGGGGTCGTTCGATGCTGATCGGCGCCCACGGGGCCTAGGGCGGGGCGCCGCCACGATCCTTACGGATGTCGCATCCAGGGGCCGAGCAGGGGTGCACGTACTGGAGAGCCTGAACCGCCGAACGCCCCTGCCGAACGGGCAAGTTGTGCGCGGCCCCGAGAGACCTTCCCCGCGAAACGGGTAGGCGTGCGCGCCCTGCCGTATCGCCAGTGTGACAGAAGGAAGCCCCCGCCACTCAATGAGCGGCGGGGAACTTTCACGCGATCTCGGGGACTTCGTCGTCCTCGATGGCGGGCTCCAGGAACAGGCCCTGGTACTCGGGCGGTGGGGGTTCGGACTGGGGGTCGAGGACGCCGATGTCGACGAGCGTGCCGGCGCCGGCCGCGCCCGTGTCGGGCGGCGGGGGGAGCTGGCGGGGAGGGCGGTCAGGCATCAAGCCTCCTGTACATAGAAGTCATTGCCAGCGCGCCGATGCCGACGAGACTGCGGCGGGCCGCTGGGGACGGGCCCGGTGCCGGACTGTTTACGGCGGTGCACTTGTAGCGGGGCGCGGTCGGGTCGAAGCCGTCGGCGGGGACGCACTGGTACTCGATGCCCTGCGGGTCGGTGTAGGACCAGCCCGCAGGTGGGTGGCCATCGGCGCCGTCCTTGCCGGGAGCGCCATCGGCGCCGTCCTTCCCTGCCGGGCCTGGAGCGCCCGTAGGTCCCGGGTCACCCTTGGCGCCGACGGGCCCGGCTTGCCCTGCGGCGCCAGGGGAGCCGGTTGCGGATATACCGGGGGCGCCGGTATGTCCTGTCTGCCCGGTGGGTCCGGCCGGACCGGCTGGCCCTGTGGGTCCCACCGGGCCGGGTTGGCCCTGGGGACCGCGCGGCCCGGTGACAGACTGCCCCGGATCGCCACGGCTTCCGGGCGGGCCGGCGACGGGCGTGTGGCCGAGCCCCTGAACCTGGCGGGCGAGGAGGTCCCGGGCGTCGTTCGCGGTCCGCAGATCGTCGCCCAGCTGCTGCATCGTGAGAACGATCCAGCACAGGGCACTGACGGCGACGAGGACTCCCAGCGCGAACCAGGCGTCCGCCCGTCGGCGGGCGGGGGCCGGCGATGCGTGGTCACTCACGCCCCGGCTCCCCTCGTCGTCAGATACACCTGGAGCAGGACAAGGAGGACCGGCACGATCAGCGCCGAGAAGATCAGGCGCCGGTCGGCCGCCCGCTGCTTGTCCTGCTCCTTGCGGGCGTCCTCGATGCCCTTGACGCGCTCCAGCAGTTGCTTGAGTGCGTCATCGCGCTGCGCTTGCTCGATCTGGTAGCGCTCCAGAGAGACGCGCCCGTCGATCCGGATACCCAGCTGCCGGATGTCGTCACGGACGTCGCCGAGCCGGTCCTCCAGGCGCCGGGCCAGCTCGCCGAGGGTCGGATCGTCCGGCACGTGGCGCTCCGATCAGACGGCGGTCGGACGGCTGATGGCCGGCGCCGGGACCGGTGCGGTGACCTGAGTGCGGGTGTACGCGGCGACGGCGGCCGAGACGAACGCGAACACGACGGCTTGGGTGTCCGGGGCCCAGTGCAGGCCGAAGCCGACCGCGGCGGCGATGCCCGCCTGGGTGAGGCCGAGCAGGGCCGCGCCGATCCCGTCGTGGACCTGGAAGGCGATGATGACGGCCACGGCAGCGGCGGCGACGGTGTTCACCGTGGCCTGCTGGTCGGCGGTGGTGTGGAGCCAGAAGGCGCTTACGAGCTTGACGGTTGCGGCGACGAGGCCGAGGACGAGTGCAGGCTCCCTGCCGAAGATCTTCATGACGGTGCTCCTAGTTGGCGAGGCGGCTGGCGATGTTGGCGGCGACCTTGGCGGCGATGGCGTCGGCGAGCGCCTGGTTTGCGGCGATCGCGGTGGCGAGCGCCTGCATCTGCGCGTCGCTCGCGCCGGTCGTGGCCAGTGAGCTGACCGTCGCGGCCAGGGCGTCGAGCTTTTTGCCGAGTGCCGAGACGCCTGCCGATGCGGCGGCGGCCTGCGAGGCGGCGTTCGCGAGGGTCTGGTGTACGTCGGGCTGGTCGCCGTGCGTGTAGGACCAAACATCGCCAGGGGTCATGTCGTCCTCCTGTTGGGGTTGTGTGCCGAGCGCCCACGCGCGGAGGGCTGCGGCGTCGAGGTGGCAGAAGTCGCGGTCGAGGCCGCCGGCCTCGCTGTACTGATGGAAGACCCACGGCGCCGCGATGCCCGGGTCGCCGGCGCTGCGGTTGGCGGTGGCGATCCACAGGAAGTCCCCGAAGTACCCGGTCTTGTCGACGTTGCGCCAGTAGTCGGTGTTGGCGTACATGCCGACCCTGTTGTTGGGGAGCTTCGCCTTCACGTACCGCAGCCAGGCGTCCTTGTACGCGGCCTGCGTCGCCTTGGGTACGCTCGCGTTGGCCGGGTCGTAGCCCTCCCAGTCGAGGACCACCAGGTCACCCGGCGCCCACGCGACCTGCTTGAGGAAGTAATCGGCCTCGGCGCGCGGGTCGTTGGCCATGTGGGGGTAGTGGTAGGCGCCCCACACCAGGCCATTGGCCTTTGCGTGGTCACGCTGGGAGACCCACAGCGGGTTGATGTACGACAGGCCTTCGGTGATCTTGACGAACGCGAACCCGAGGCCGCTCGTACTGGGCTGCGCGGACTGGTACGAAGCCCAGTCCTGCCCGTAGGTGCCCATCACTCGGTCCCGACCACGGACCAGGTGGGGATGGTGACATCGCCCTGCTGGGCAAGGAGCCAGCGCAGGTCGGGCGTGGTGAAGTAACCGGACCCGGAGGCGCCCCAGCCGGTTCCCCACGAGTTGGTGATCCAGTAGTCGCCGGTGGTGGCGTCGAACCGGTTCAGCTCGATCTCGTGGCCACCGGCGATTCCGGAGGACCGGACGACGGGGATGCGGCCGTCCCGGTCCGTATCGAACATCGAGTTCAGCCATGGAATGCCGATCATCACGGGGCCGTGCTGGAGTGCGCTGGTCAGGGCGGCCAGTGAGAAGGCGTGGCTGTACGAGGTGGCCAGGCCGAGCGCATGCAACGCCTTGGCGACGCCGAGGCCGGAGGAGCCCGTGTCGGTCGGCGGGTAGTACCCGGAGATCGAGTCGAGACGGGTGGCCAGCGAGTACAGGCGGACCGCGAAGTCCTCATCGGGGACGTACACGCCCGCACCGAAAAAGCCGTGCGACGCCTTGGCGGCGGCAGCCGAGATCGTCACGGAGGTCAGGCCCGGCCGGGCCGCCGAGTCGGTGCCGAGGAGACCAGTCCCCGCATTGCCGGTGCACGACCCGAGCTGCCCCTGGTCCAGGACTGGCGTGCGGCGGGTCCAGGCGACGGAGCGGATCGCGTCGGCGGGCAGCGTCTCGTGCGCGAACGCCCGGGAGCGCGGGTCGTGCTCGACGTGGCGGCCCATCGGGCGCCCCCGGCGTGCGGGCAGCAGTTCAACGTGAGGGGTGCTCATGGTGCCTCCAGGGCATGACGAACGCCCCGGCCGTCGGCTCGGGGCGTGAGGGTGGTGGAGACGAGTCAGCTGAAGCTGGGCGGCACCGCGCTCATGTTTGTCGAGTAGACGCGGTTTTCGAGGTCCTGCTTGGTGACGGACATGGGGTTGACGATGCCGTGTGGCCAGGGCTGCGCGTTGAACGCGGCGACGATGCCGAGGGCGATCTCGTCGGTGACGCCGGCCAGGGAGGTCAGCAGGAAGCCTCCGTCGTTCTCGCCGGTGGCGCTGTTGATCGTGAAGTTGAACTGGTATTCGGTGAGTGTGTCGATCGAGCTCACTGGTTCTCCTTGGCTATCGGCTGATCCAGAGGACGCGCATCGAGGCGATGAAGGCAGCGCCGGCGCTCGTATTGAGGGAACCGCCGGATGCCTGAGCTGCCATCACTTCGATGTAGTCCGTGCTCCCGTTCGCAGTGACGAACGCCAGGGCCTGCTGCCCAGACGTCACCGCGTTGACCGGGTCGAAACTGGTTCCCGAGCCGATGACGCCGCCGCCGTTGAGGCCGATTTGCAGGCGCCGGTCGCCTGCGGTGGTGTTCGGCCAGCCCACGGACCCGAGGACCAGGTACAGGCCGGGCACGGTCGGCGTGTACCTGGATGTGTTGGTGACGGTGGAGTGTCCGCCGTCGGCGTCCAGCACCTCGGTGTCCAGGTTCAGCCCGACCATCACGTTGCTGCCAGGGATGGACTGCGAGGTCGTTGCGTACCCGAAGAACACGGGCGGCGCCAAGGCGAAGTTGTTCAGGTCCCTGACCTGGGCGTTGAACAGGGCGGCGGTGTCGTAGTTCCCGGGCGATTCGGTGACGGCTACGGGGACGGTGCGGCCCACGGGTCCCTCCGATCAGTAGGCGAACGCGGTCGCGTCGAACGCCGACACGGCGTCCCAGGTGGTGGGGTCGGTTGTCCCGGCCGGGAGTGTTTCGTTGATCAGGTCACCGGCCGTGTGCGCTTTGGTGGTTGGCGCGGTGAGGGTGAGGACGGCGCTGGTCCAGCCCGCCGACGTCGCCCCGACCGCAGAGATGGTCACCGTCTCCTGGTTGGCGGTGTTCTGGCCGAGGACGATCTGCGTGCCGGCGGGCAGCTGCGCGGCCAAGGGGTTGGTGTTGTCCTGCGAGTTGTTGACCGTGATCGAGCTGACGCCGCTGGCCACGGTCGTCTTGAGGGTGGTGTGCCAGGCGGCGAACAGGCCATACGGCGTGAGGTCGGCGGGCGAGCACTGGAGCGTGCACCACGCGTCCTTCTTGTCGCTCAGGTCCCACTGAATCGACTCGACGAAGCAGTCGATGGTGATGGGGGGAGCGCCGAACGGGCGCTTGATCACCCGTACTCGGGTGCCGAGTTCCAGGCCGAGCAGCACTGGCCACAGGGCCGGGTAGGCGCTCGGGTGAAGCTTGAGGCTGGCCACCCGGTACGCGGGCTGCTTGTACCGGGACACCAGATACGAGGCGGCGTCCTGGCATTCCTGCGACGACGTGGAGTTGATCGTGCGGGTGATGTTTCGCGGCCCGTAAGCTGCGACGGACGTCGCGTCTCGTGCGGTGAACTTGGAGGCGGGCGAGACCTGGCTGACGACCGCCACGTTCCCGAGGTGCGTCGTATCGTAATCCAGGTCGATGGTCTCGTAGGGAAACTCCCCGCCCGCGACGTTCTCGCCGAAGACGCAGAGGGGGGCCGTCGCGTTGTACCGTGCGCCCCGGGATCGGAAATTTATCCATCCGTCCGCCCCAACGAAATGCGCACCGTTCTCGGTGTCCACCACAGCCTGAAGCGCTGTGAACGCGTCCTGGCCGGTGAAGTCGGCCGGGCCCATGCTCGTGGTTAGGCCGGGCTGAATGTCCCAGCCGATGTTGTTTCCCGCGTACTTCAGAATTCGGGCGTAGCGCCGGTTGCTCGAATCACCGGTGAAACTATTCTTCCATGCGGCGTAGATCGCATCGGTGTCGGTGTTCAACAGATAAGTCGGAAATTCGCAGGCGAACGCGATGTCCCCTTGAAAGTTGTCTCCTGCCGCACCGCCCAGGCCCAAGTTGTACCAGGCGCCGAGGCTATCGCTGATGAGACCCGTTGGGGTGACGGTGGATCCGGCCGTGCGAAACCAGTTGTTTCCGTCGATGCTCACCCGAGCCTCACCGAAAGACTGATTCCACCCGAAAACAGCCAAGTGCCAATTCCCGTCCGCGACGGTGGGGAACGTGCCGTCATTGCGTGGGAATGGCGCGCTCAAGATGGCGCCTGTGGGACCGCCGATGGTCAAGTAGAGCAAATTGTCTATGCCGATCGCCAGAAATATCCTGCTCCCAGTGGCTAGGGCTTCCGTTGGCGCGTGCTGCGTATCCATCGATGTCCAAATGCATGCCCCATCCGTCGGTGTGGGCCCTGTGTATCGGAACGCGATCGCGCGGGTCCACACCGTGGGGTCCGCCGGCCCTTTGATGCCCGCTGTCGTCAGGTCGATCACGGAGCTCGCGAACAATCCGCCGACGCCCGGGGACGGGTTCGTGACCGTGGTGACGGTGCCCGTGCTGCCGGTGAACACGCCGTTGATCGGGTCGGTTGCCGTGATCTGTGTGCCGGGAGTTACTGAACCCGCTCCATTTTTCGAGTTGATGATCCCTGCGACGCCACAGTTGCCGGTGGTGTCAGCGAACTGCGTTGCGCCCGAGCCCTCGTCGAGCCGGTACACGAAGCGCGCGCCGGCCGCAGCCAGGGCTTCGGTCAGGGGGTCGTCGAGAATGTACTGCGCCAACAGGGAGAGTGCGTCGACGCTGCTGGGCGTGACCGTGGTGTACTGGTTGCCGTTGAACGCGGGCTTCCACTGGTTCGCGTAGCCCAGGTACATCGGGTACCAGACACCCGGCTGGGCCCAAGCGGACGCCGAACTCCCCTTCTCCAGCTGCCAGGCATCGACCTGGATCGTGCAGGTCGCGGCGGCGGTCGCCGCGACCATGGCGCCAACGACCAGCCCCAGCACGCCCGCCGGGGCGGTGGCCGTCACCGTGATCTGCGTCCATGCTGCCGTGGCCGAGCCGGTGAGCGTGACCGTGGAGCCGTAGGTGTACGCCGTGCCAGGCGTCAGCGGTGTCAGGTACCAGCCCTGCCCAGCCTTGACCTGGAGCGAGGTCCCCGGCGTGATGTTCCGGATGCGCATTTGCATTGTGTACGTCTGGCCCGGGAGGGCCGCAGGCTCTGCGGTGAGGCAGATCCGGGCTCCCACGGCCGTTCCGCTCGGCACGGAGAACTGCAACACGTTGGCGCCCTGGTAGGCCGTGGCGGACGCGGCGACGACGGCGGACGAGTCTGTGTCCGAGAGGATGTTCGCGTCCGTGACCTTGGTGCCGACGGCATAACCGCCGAGGTCCCCGCCCGTCGCCATGACCTGCGACAGGAGGTTGATGCTCGGCGGCCACATCGCGCGGCGCCGCACCGGCTGGAACGGCTGGATCCGCCCGTAGAACGGGCTGGCCGTGTTCGCCGGGTCGAGGGCGCCGGCCGGGTTGGACAGCACAGTGGACGCGGTGCCGGGCTGGATCTGGTCGAGCTCGTACTGACGCCCCCGCTTGCTGTCCGACTTGCTCGTGGTGGTGGGCGTGACCTCCACGAACCGGTCCACCGGAGTCAGAGCGGTCGTCGCGTTCCAGTACGGCCCCCAGGCCTCTTCGAGCACGGGCCAGTTCGGGTTGAGCGCCACGATCACCTCCGGAAGGACTGGTAGGTCTGCGCCTGGATGGAGCCGCGCTGAAGGAACTGGGACTGGATGACGTCCTGGAGGTCCTTGTCGGTGAGGATCGACCCCTGAACGTGCAGATGGACAGTCACCGTGCCCCCGGCCGCGCCGGGACCGATGCCGCCGCCGACTCCGGCTCCGGCCATCGCCAGCGAAGGCACGCCCACCCGCTGGCCGGCGAGGAGCCCGGACATCGAGGTCACCGACTGCACCGCGAGGTGGGCGTGGTCGTCGATGCCCTTGGCGATGCCCTCGGGGATCGCTACGCCGACGTTGTCGGCGAACACCCGCGATGGCGAGTTGATGCCCAGGAATTTCTTCGCGCCCGAAAGTGCGCTACTCGCCAAGTTCTCCAGTTTGTCGAGCAGTGCGCCGCCTGCGTTCTCGACGCCCTGAATGATGCCGTGAACGATCGATGATCCGATGCTCCAGAATTTCGACCCGATGTTTTTAACCGCCGTCCAGGCCTTATTGAGGCCGTCGCCGATAGTTTTCGCGACGCGGCCGATCAAGGTGGTGATCGTGGATACAGCGTTGGAGATAGGGTTGATCATGCTGGTCTTGATGCTGTTCCACACCGCCGAGGCAACCGACCTGATGGCGGACCACTTGGCGCTGAGGAAGTTCCCCAACGCCGTCCCGATGGCCCGTATATCGCTCCAGAGCGCCAACACCGGATTGATGATCACGGCGCGGATGAGCGACCACACCGCCGACGCAACGGCTTTGATTCCGTTCCATACCGTGCTCAAAAATGCGGTGATCCCGTTCCATACCGTCATCACGGCACCGATGATCTGTGTGTGAAAGTGGTTCCAGATCGCGATAAGCAGGGCCACGAACGGCAGGAATATGACCAAGAGCAAGGGCCACCACTTGCGGAAGAACCCGGCGATCGCATCCCAGATTGTTGTGGTGACGGACCAGAGGAAATTCCATCCCGTCACCAGCGGATCCACGACCCGATGCCATGCCGAGACGAAGAACCCGGCGATCGCGCCCCACACGGCAATCACGGTGCCGCTGATGCTGTTCCACACCGACACCGCGACCGCAGCCACCGAATGCCACACCGACGCCAGCTCGTGGCCGACAGATTCCGCGACGCTCTTGATCGCGCCCCACACGGCCGACCAGTGCGTGGCGAGAGCGATGACCGCCGCGATGAGGGCCACCACGCCGAGGATGATCCACGTCATCGGATTCAGGGCGGCCGCCTCGGCCATGCTGTACAGCGCCGTCGTCAGAGCGACGATCGAGAACAGCAGCACGCCACCAATCACGCCCGCCGCGATCTTCGCGGCGAGAGTGTGCTTCGCCAGCCAGGACGCGGCCGTCGCGAGGACACCGATGATGGCCTGGACGTAGGGCATGAGGATCTGCCCGATCTGGATGCCCAGTGCCTCCAGAGACGCCTTGGCCTCGGCCACCTTCTGGTTGAAGTTCTTCTGAACGTCCGCCCAGCCCTCGACGCTCTTGCCGCCCGCCCGGACGTGCTCGTCGATGCCCTTCGTCTTGTCGATGAAGTCCTGCAAGTGCGGGCCGGTCAGCTGCAACGCGGCCTGCATGGACTTGGTGCCGCCGACCATCGTCGCCAGCGCACCCACGTAGGTCTGCTGCGCGGGGGACAGGTTCGCGAGCACCTTCTGGTACTCGGTCGTGTTGGCCGCAGCCTTCTGAAGGTGGCTGATCAGCACGGTGCCAGCCGGACCCATGTGCTTCTGGATGGCATCGGTCAGCAAGGTCAGCGTCGAGGCAAGCCCGTCCTTGCCGAGCTTCTGGCCGACCTGCACGGCCGACAGACCAAGCGACTCCATCTCCTTCGCGGCCTTGCCGGACGGATTCGACAGCTGCCCGATCGTCTGCCGCAGATAGGTCGCGGCGACGGCGGCCGGCGTGCCCTGAGCGGTCATCGTGGCCATGGCGCCCATGACCTCGTTCAGCCGGACATGCGCCGCCGCCGCCACCGGCAGGATCGACGACATCGACCCCGCGAGCGCTTCGAGGTTGGTCTTGCCCTCAGCCTCAGTCGCGATCAGCGCGTTCATGGCCTCGGTCGTCTGCCCGGAAGTCATCTTGTACGCGTTCATCGCGGTCGTGACCGCGTCAGTGGTCGTGTGCAGGTCGGCCGCGCCCACCTTGGCGCCCTCGGCGCTGACCTGGAGCACCTTCAGAGCGTCCGCGCCGTGGTAGCCCGCCGACTCGACCATGTACAGACCGGCCGTCAGCTGCGAAGTCGACTGCCCGACCTCGCCCGCCATCGCGAGGACGCCGTCGCCGACCATCTTCATGTTCGACGCGGCCTCGCCCGCGCCCGTCCGGACACGGGTCATCTGAAGCTGGAAGTCGCCCGCCATCTTGACGGTGGCGACCGCCGCAGCGCCAGCGGCGACGCCCAGTCCGAGCAAGGCCGCCTTGCCGATCATGCCGGTCTTGGCGAAGGCGCCGGCCCCGGCTGCATCGACCTCGGCCAACTGTGTTTTGACGCCAGTCGCGGCCGCCTTGACCCCCGCGAAGCTGCCAAGAAACTCGATGAACACCGGGGGCAGAGCGCCCATGCCGGATCACCTCCATCCGGCTGGTGCTATCGACTTGTCAGCTCCGCATTGCCCGGGCCCACGCGGTTTGCCAGGCGGCGGCCATCTTCGGCTCGGCCGCCTTCACTCCGGGCCTGATGTACGGGTACTTGTCCTCGACTTGCCGCTTGTACAGGTTCTGGAGCTTGCCGCCGGCACCCACGCCACCTTGAAAGCCTCCGCCTGGCAGGGGCTTGGGGCGGCGCACGCCGCCGACGCCTCCGGCGAGCCGCCCAGTCAGCCGCCCAGGACCACCCGACTTCGCGACGTGGTGCGGCGTGAGGTGCAACTTGATCGAGTCGCCGGTGCGGGACGATTTACCACGGTGGTCCCAGCGCGGGCGCCCCCGCATCTTCGCCTTGATCGACGACTTTGCTGCGCTCTGGCTTGCCTTGAGGGCTTTCAGGGAGGCAAGTTCGATGCGCTTGTCCATAGCGGACACGGCGGCCACGCCTTCCTTCGCGCCCCGCACGACGACCCCAATTCCTCCGCTAGGCATGGGACGCCCTCCGCTCCTGCGCTTCGCGCACCTTGGCCACGGTGTTGTCGATCGCCAGCAGCCAGTCGAGGTCTACGGCCGACTCGTCGTCGAGGTCGGACGGGCGGCAGTGCAGCATCGTGCAGAGCCGCCACGTCCGGTACTCCTCGTCCGGCACCTCGGACGGCCCGTACTCGAAGGCCCCCTCCAGCACGCCTCTCAAGCGCTGGAGGGCTCGGTAGGGGATGCCGGATCCGGGCTCGGCTCGAAGTCCGGCGACAGGGCGCGCTGGTAGGGCGCGACGGCCTTGCGGAGCGCATCGAGCGCAGGCGCCGGCAGGTCCAGCACGGCATCCGCCGTGACAGGAAACTCCCACGACCAACCGCGCACCGCGCACACCACCAGCTCGTCTTGCAGCTGCTCAAGGACGTCGAACGCCGCGCCCATGGCCGCAGCGATCCGCAGCTCTTCGCCGGGGGTCAGGTCTTGGCCGTCCGTCTGGCTCGACCTGGCCTCGGACACGGCGGCCATGAACTCCGGGTATGAGCCCAGCTTCGCCGAGAGCCGCTTGACCGGGCGCCGCAGCCGCTCGGTGATGTCGCAAACCGGCCGCAAATCCGCCCAACCGCCGGGCAACGGAACGCGGTTGGGCTGCGTGATGTCGAGGGTGTCCGTCACTTGTACGTTCCTGTCGCGAGGGCGTTCTGGAGGGTGACCTTGAGCGGCGAGTAGCCGCTTGAAGCGCCGACGTCGGTCGTGTTCGCGACCGCCTCGTAGTCCACCGACAGCGCGATGTAGTCCTTGCCGCGGTCGATGTCGGCGGTGGTGAACGCGGCCTTCGTCATGTGGAGCTTGACCTGCACGGCGGCGGCGCCCGCGCCCTGGGAGTAGTTGATGTCGAGGGACGGCTGGCTGTTGTTGAGGTAGTTGAGGAGCTGGGTGTCGTCCTCCATGACCATCGTGAGCTTGCCGCTGACCGACACCGGGCCGGACCACAGGGCGTAGGGCGCCTGCGTACCGTCCACAGTGCTGATCACGTCCACGCTCCGCTTGATCGTGCACTCGCCGTCGATGAGCGTCAGGTTCGACGAGCCGCCGATGGAGACCGCGCCGACCCAGCCCGCCAGGGGCGTCACCGCGGTGTACGACGGGGTCGGGGCGGATGCCGTGGCCGAGCCGAGCGCCACCGCCTTGGCGGAGTACGTCAGCAGGCCGTCGCCGGAGAACTTCAGGCCGACCTCGGAGAACTTGACGCCCGCGTACTGCCGGGTGGTGATCGTGTAGTAGTCCGACAGCGTGTAGGACGGCGGCTGGCCGGTGCCGGTGTTCAGCACGGCCATGGTGTGCGTATACGGGGCGGACGCGCCCGTGGTCGCGACGTCGCCGAGGACTCCGGCCAGCGGGAAGCCGATCGTGTCGGGGAACACGTCGCCGTCGAAGTCGTACTCCGACGAGAGAACTCCGGCGATCTTGCCGTAGGAGTCGACCATCGCCCCGCGCCTGCCGGCGTCGTCGAGGAATTCCTGCTTGTCCTTGGGCTTCATCGACTTCACGGGGATGAAGGTCGTCGCGGGCACGGCAGTGCCGAACGTCGCTTCCTTGCCGATGCCGAGGAAGGAGCGGAACGTGGGCTGAGGCATCACTCACCATCCTTCGGTGCGGTCTTCGCCGCAGCCTTCGAGCGGGTCGGCTCCCAGCGGCCGTCCCCGGGGTCTTCGTCAAGTTCGGCCGACAGACCAGGAACGGCCTCAATGCCGAGCCCCGGGTAGTAGCGAGGCTCCGTGCCCCGGTAGGTGTACGCGGCCACGCCGCCCTCCTAGATGCGCTGATAGCAGGAGATCTGCATAGGGGTGATGCAGTGACGGCCCTTGTGCTCGTCGTCCCACGCCACTTCGTGGGAGCTGGCCGTGGGCCGGGCCGACAGCACAGCGCCGCCAAGCGTCGGATCGGACCGAACGACCACACAGACGGCGTCGAACAGAGCCACGCTGCGCGCGAAGACGTGCTGTGGATAGTCGCCGCCGCGGTAGACGTCGATCGTGACGTCGACGTCGTAGGTCTCCTCCAGCCAGCCCGGCCCGCCGGAGCCGACCATGCTGGACACGTTGTCCTGCCTGCTGACCTTGCCGATGGAGACGATGTCGGCAGGCTGGAAGGTGCCCGGCTCGTCGAAGCAGACCAGAAGCTGCTCGTTGGGGAAGTCCGGATCGGAGGTGAGTGTGGCGGAGAGCTGATCGAAGAGGTACTGGCGCACTGCGGGCGCCGACGAGGCGGGAATGGTCATTACACGATCCCTGGTGGCCGTCGGAAGGGCTGCCACAGCTCCAGCACCCGGGCCGGCAGTGCGAACCCGGTCGGCACGACGGATACCTCGCCGTCCAGGCCCGCACCGCCGAACTGGGGTCGTCCGCCCTGTTGGGTGAGCTGCCACAGGTGCCGGATGAGCTCCAGGGCACCGAGTCGGACCGACGGCGAAACCATGCCGAGCCTGCCGGCCGTGTACTGGATGACGATGTTCTTCGACCCGGACGCGAATTTTGTCGCGTCGCCGCCCAGGGCCCGGCGGGTGAGCTGCCCCGTGTTGTAGTCGACGGTGTACCCGAACGCGTTGGACTGGCCGCCCAGCGGCTGCTCGGCCAGGGCATAGGAGGACAGGCCGTAGTACTCGGTGACCGATACGATGGAGGCGAGTGGCAGCCAGTCCACGGTGATCGTCGTCGTCCCGCCGTCGAAGGCCTGCGTGTGCGACTCAGGGAAGACTGGGCCGATCACGTTGCGGGCCAGATCGCCGGCCGCGTCGATGAACCCCTGCAACTCGGCATCCTGGCTGGTGTCGCTGACCGGCATGTTGAGGTGGAGTTTCACCGCTGAGAGATCGACGATCGACACCGAAACCCCCTGCCTAGTCAGCCTTGTTGGGGGCCTTGGCGGCAGCGGTGTTGCGCTTGAGGCCGCCGGATCCGGTGACCTCTTCGAGGCGGCGACCGGTCTCGCGGATCTCCACCGCGATCGGAGTCGGGACGTGCTGGCCGTCGATCTCGACGGTGGCCGGGTCGACCAGGCCGCGCATCTCCGCGACGGCCTGTAGGACGTCATCCTTCATGGCGATCAGATCGGCCTTGATGCTGCCGGCGAGTTCGTGGTCGATGTCCTTGACCTGGTCCCACTTGTCGAGGAGACCCTTGGCGATGTTGATCGGATTCATGGTGCCCTCCAGGGCCTGAACCGGCGGCGGGCAGCCCTCACTGGCCGCCGCCGGGGTCGGTTGGGATCAGAACGTCGGGGTGATCGAGCCGGTGCCGGTGATCGTCGCGATCGACGCCGGGTAGCGGCCTGCCTGGAAGCTGACGTAGTTGTACAGACGGACGAACAGGCTGAGCTGGTTCGCGTAGGTCTGCTCGAACGCCTCGGCGCGAACCGAGCCCTCCCACAGGTAGATGTCAGGCATCCGCGCCACCAGGATCACGTCCTGGTTGGTGCCGGCGCCGAGGTTCGTCGCCAGGTTCGCGTCCGTGTAGACGGGCAGGCCCAGCATCTCGCCGACGTGCCCTTGCGCGGCCAGCGACCCGGGAACGCCTGTGGCGTTCATCGGCCCCTGGGCACTCGGCACGACCAGCGGGCGGTTCGAGGAGTCGGACTGGGCCATCGCCCACGCCCAGCGGCGCGGGTGCATGACGATGTGCGTCGGTGGCAGGAACCGTGCCCCGTGAATGGCCGAGACGGCCGCGCCGATCGAGGAGTACATGCCGCCCGCACCACCGAGAGCCGGAGTCGCCTGCGTCCAGGCCACCGAGTTCGTGCCGGCGAGGGTCGTGATGCCGGTGACCTGGCCGCTCGAACCAGACCCGGCCAGGACCTGGAGGTCGGCCTTCTTGGCGTAGTCGGCCGCCAGGTCACCGAGGACCAGGTCGTCGACGTTCAGCGGCGACTGCTCCACCAGTTGCATCGACATCGTCTGGCCACCGGCGATCGTGATGACCGGCGAGGAGACCGACGTGGTCGTCATGTCCGTGTTCTGGACTGCCGAGTTCTGCGTCGACTGCACGGCCGTGGCCGTACCCGACAGAACCTTGGGGATATTGATGCTGTTCGTCCCCGGCGGCACGTCGCCGTGCACGCACAGGTCCGCGGTGACGCGGCCGGCTCTGGCCAGGGCAACGAACTGGTCCTCCAGCCACAGCGGTGGCACGAACTCACCGCCCGCGCCTGCGGTGGTGGAGATCGCACGGGCCTCGGCGACCATGCGGTCGTTGCGGCGCAGCCGTTCGATCGCCGCACTGTCGCCGGTGCGCCGCGCCTGGTACAGGTCCCTGAAGTAGCTCTGGCCGCCGGTGCCGGAGCGGTAGACCTGCGGCTCGGTGACGTGCAGGTCGGCGGGGCTGCGCCGGGTCTCCGGCTGGGGCGCCGCATACCGCTTGGCGACCTCTGCCGCGGCTTCGTCGGCGCGGATCTGCTCGTCGAGCTCGCTGATCCGGGCGTCGATGGCGCGAATCTCGGACTCGCCGGTGTCGAAGGTGGACTTCTCGTCGTCAGTGAGCGCGGTGCGCTCCTCGGTCTGAACGGTCTCCAGGATCGTGTCGAGGGCAGCACGCTGCTCGGCACGCTTCTCCTGGAGAGCCTTGATCATGTCCCGCTTGTTCACGGGGGCTCCTCGGGTCGAGTTGGGCGTGCCTGCCGTCGAAACGGGTGGTGGTCCGGGTGGTGCCCCTGACGGGGTCCGGCGCGGACTCCGGCGCGTGGCCGGGCAGGCGAAAAGCCCCGGCGGCCGGTCGGCTCCGGGGTGGTCTGTGGGGTGTCAGAGAGACAGAGCGCGGGCGCGCCGCCGGTACAGATCCAGGTCCGCCGGATGCGGCAGCGGCGGCTCGTCCACGACAGTCGGGGCCTCGCGCTCGGTGAACTCGCCGGCGAGCCGGTCGAAGACCTCGCGGCGTTCGTCCAGGCCGAGACGCTGCAAATACCCGGCGAGGTCACGGGCGTTGAGCTGGGCGCCGGCGGTGTGCGGGTTCGCGCCGTAGTTGACGACCGACACGTCACCCTTGTTCAGATTCACTTCGAGGATGTCGCGTTGCTCGAAATCAGGCGACCACTGCTGTCGGGTCACCCAGAACGCGAAGGACATCTCGTCGAGGTCGCCGCGCTCCATCGCCGACCGCAGCGACTGCACTGCGGGATTCGACGGGTCCAGGCGGGCTTCGGTGTGCAGGCCGCTGGAATCCTCTGCCAGCCGCAACGTGCCGGACTTCGTGCGGGCCAGCGTCATCCCGGTGTGATTCACCAGGAACGGCACGTCGGCACCCTCGCTGAGGGTCTTCTTGAACGCGCCGGACCGCACGACCTCCGTGTAGGGGCCGAGCCAGTCCTGCATCTCGTAAGACGCCTCGGTCACGCACGCGTACCCGGTGAACGTCAGGACATCGCCGCCGGTCCCATCTGGTGCCGACCGCAGCTCGACCCCCTTGAAGGGCATGCCGCGGCGTTCGACGGCGGCGGGCTTCACATCGCGTGCGCTGAGGTCCATCACTTCTCCTGTCCAGACTCGGCAGCCGACTTGGGCGTCTGCGCTCCGGCATCACCCTGCGGGGCGTCGGTGTGCGCCGAGTTGAGCGGCGCGAACGGGTCGGCTCCCTTGCCGTCCGGCAGAGGGGCTAGGTTCTCCAGCGCCCGGATCTCGTCCGGGGTCATGAGTGCCGCGTTGCGGGCCATCGAATAGACCGCGTACCGGCCGGCAGTGTCCGTGCGCAGCAGCGCGTCGACGTTGAAGCGAGCAGTCTGCGGCTTGGGCAGCATCGCCGACCAGCCGTCCTCGAACGTCCCGATCCAGCTCGCCAGCGTGTAGCGCAGGAAGCCGAGGCTCTGCTGCTCGATGCCAGTACCCCACGACGTAGTGCGGTCGACCTGGCCGAGCATGTGCGGCGGCAGCCCGAACAGCATCGCGATGTCGATGTTCTGCGCGGCCCGGGTGCCCAGGAACTGGGCGTCCTCCGGGGTGACGGAGATCGGCGTCCACTTGGCGCCGCCGGACAGCACCCCGACCGCGTGCGAGTTCTGCAAGCCTGAATGGGAGGCGCTGAAGGACTCCTTCAGCTGACGGGCGCGCTCCTTGTCGAGGTCGCCATCCAAGCTGATCACCCCGGACAGATGGGCGCCCTGTCCGTAGAACCGGGAGCCGAACTCCTCGGCCGCCAGCCCCAGTCCGATCGACTGACGGGCGTAGGAGATGACGCTCATCCCCGTCGGGGACTCTGGCATCCCCATGCCCATCAGATGGACCATGTCGGCGGAGTCCACCGGCTTCCGGGAGATCTTGTAGGTGCGCCGGCCCGCATCGTCGAAACGGCACTGCACACGGTCCGGATGCAGAACCCGCAGGCGAGTCGGGCGCAGCAGTCCGTCCCGCGCGGTGATCGCCGCATAGGCGTTGCCGCGCAACAGCAGCGACACCATCATCTGCGTGAACCCGGCCCGCCGCGTCGGCATCGACGTGTCGCTCGCCCCGCCGAACGGATCACTGACGATCCCCGGCGGGGGCTCCATCGTCTCCCGCAGCTCCCCGCGCATCCGCACCGCGTCGAAAGGCAAGCCGGCCACCGTCGTCGACAGGATTCGCACGCAGGCGGCGACGGCCAGCAACTGCATCGCCGTGTCCTCCGTCACCGGCACCCCGGCCGCAGTCAGCGGAGCCAGAGAAGCGTTGGACGGCACCGACCAGGGGTCGCCTGCGCCCGTCTGCGGTCCGCTGAAGCGCCGTTCGGGATTACGGGCGAGCGCTCTACGCATCAGGCTCATTGCCCACCACCCACCCGACCAGCAGCAGGACCAGACCCGTCACGACCAGCCCAACCACCGGCACCCACCACCACGCCGCACCCACCAGACAGCCCAGACCAGCCAGATCGACGACGTCGGACACCGAACTACGGGGGACACGGAACGAGGCGAACTTGAAGAGGCGCACAGCACCCCCTACAGGTCGGCCCAAGAGAAGAACTGGGGCTCAGGCGGTCGTTCCGGCTCGGTACAGGCCCGCTCCAGGGCCATGACGGCCGAGACTGCGAGGTCGATTTTGCGTGGGGAGGCTTTCGCGTCTTTCGACAGGCGGGAGCCGCGGGAGTCGGTGCGCACCACGCAGTTCGCGAGATGCCGGGCCAGCCGCGGGTCGCCGGAGTGCGTCAGCGACCGGTTCATGACCGCCTCGAAGAATCGCGTCGTCGCCGGGATCATCCGCGCAGGAGACTGCGGGAACTCCACGACCGGCAGGCCCTCGTCTTCGAGCACCTGGTAGGTGCGACCCCACCGGTACGGGTCGCAGACGATCTCCCGGACGTTCCAGCGACGGCAGGCGCCCCGGATCGCCGCCTCCACGTCCACGATCGGCACGGTCCAGTCGTTTCCGGCGGTCGACGGGCGCTCCCACGCCTCCACCACGTCCACGTGCGGCAGTTCACCGCCGCCGGACGGGCAGGACACGACCACCAGAGCCGTGCTGTCGCCGTTGAACGACCCGTCGAAGCCCAGGCAGACCTCGGCGCCGTCCGGTACCGGGCCCGAACCGGCGCAGGCGTCCCACGCACCGGCCGGCAACCACGCGGCGGCCGTGTTCACCCACTGGTTCAAACGCTTCGTGCGGAACTCGGCCTCGGGGGTGCGCTTGACGGCGGCCTCGAAGTCCTCCGGGTCGATCAGATCCCCGAAAGCCGGATTCGCGGCGGCCCACACCGCAGGATCACGGTGATCCGCCGTATCCGGGGCGCCCCACCAGGCCAGGAACAGACTCGGGTCGGTCTCCTCGCCGGCCACCAGGCGCTGCCCGTACTGGAAGAGCCGGTAGCAGACCGAGTCTTTGCCGGTGCTGTCGCTCTTCACCCCGGCCGTGGTGATCGCGAACAGCAGCGGGTCGATGCGGGCGCCTGCCGCGAGCGCCATGACGTTGAACAGCTCGTCGTTCGGCTGCACGTGCAGCTCGTCGAAGACGACCCGGGTGGGGGAGAGACCTTCCTTGGTGAAGGCCTCAGCGGACAGGCATCGGTACACCGACCCCGTACCCACAACTTCGATCGCATCCCGGTAGACCTTGCATGCCGAGGCCAGATCGGGGGCGTTCTCGACCATCCGCCGGGCATCCCCGAAGACGATCCGCGCCTGCTCCTTGTCACCCGCGCACGAGTAGACCTCGGCACCCTGGCACTCGAACAGGCCCTCCAGCGCGATCCCCGCGGCGAGCCCGGACTTGCCGTTCTTGCGCGGTTCGCCGACCAGCGCGACCCGGTGGCGGCGCCGTCCGTCCGCCCGCCGGGCGAAGACATGGCCGAGGAGCTTGTGCTGCCATGGCCGCAGTGTCAGCGGAGAGCCGGACGGGCCAGCGAAAGTGTCCCGGGTGACGGTGCATAGCGTCTCGATGAACTCGGCGACGCCCTCCCCGTCCCCGCGGCGCACATCGGCCGCCGGGACCGGCGTCAGATAGCGCGGCGGCCAGCTACTGGGCGCGCGCCTGCCTCTTGGAGAGGAGGTCGTCGAGCTTCGAGGCACGCTTCACCTCCGCGTAACCCAGGCGGGCCCGGTCAGTCGGCGTGAAGCCGCACAGCGACTCGTACTTGGTCATCTGCGACTCCAGCGAGCGCAGTTCGGACAGCAGCGGGTTCGCCCGGCGCTGCCCCATCGACCCCGTGACCATGTAGCCCTCATCCGCGATCGCGTCCCGCAGCGCCTCACGCTCGTCGTGCGCCTCGCATAGCCGCGTTAGCAGATCCAGGTCCGTCGCGGGCGACAGCCACGCCTGACCAGCCGTCCACAGGCGGTCCCAAACCGTGCGGCCCTTATCGGCGAGCGTGTCCGGCGGAACCGGGATCGAGGCGACCGCAGCAAGCTGCACCACCGGCTCAGGGAGCGCCCGCTTGCCCGGGTTCCCGGTGCGGCGCTTACGTTCCGTAGGGGTTGGAGGCCGTCCACCAGGCATGGCGACCACCCCCGGGAGAAATGACCTTGATCAAAAACCGGCTCAGAATCGCGGCCGTGTTTGGGGGCTGGGGGCCGGGTCCCTTAACGATCTTCGTTTCCAAGATTCACCCACCCCCCGGTGCGTGCGCGAGCAGCAGGGTGAGTCACACAGTGTGATGACCGTGGCTCTTCGTGAAATGCCGTGCCTGCCTCGCGCCTCGCCGCTCGGTGTGTGTGCTGCGCTGCTACGCCGAGTACTGGCCGTGGGCTGGGGCGCAGGACTGTCGGGGTGGTGCGGTGTGGCGCTACCGTGCGCTCCTTGGCCCACTGTGGTGGTGGGCAGTGAGGGGCGGTGCACCGTGGGCATGCTGGACCAGGCCGTACTACAGCAGCTGAAGAAGGCGCAGGGCGAGACGAACACCAGGCTCGACGCCCTACTCGCTGAGCAACAGCGCACCAACGAACTGCTCGCTCGGCTGGTCGCGTTGCAATCTGCGCACGGGGCGATGCCGGCGCCCGCAATGCCGACCACCACGACCTGGGGCCGGGGGGTTTGACCTGGGGGTTGGCCTGGGGGTGTGATGCCCCCTTTGTCGTGGACCCCTGAAAACTTGGATGGGGGGCCTCAGGCGTTGTGCTTGCGGGAGTTGCAGGCCCGGCAGAGCACGGTCACGTTGTCGAGGGTGTCGGTTCCGCCTCGGCTCTTCGGGATCTTGTGGTCGCCGGTGAGGTCGGTGGCGGGGTGGGCCGGGACGTTCCAGCCGGGACACCAGTCGCCGTAGACCTGGCGGTGCGCGGTGACGGCCTGGCCGCGCGTGCGTCGCCAGGCCGAGCCGTATCCGCGCTGGGCGGCTGAGCCGCGCCGCTGGTTGAACGCCGTGGTGCAGGCGTCGCACCGCGAGGGGTTGCGGGTGAGGGTGCCGCAGTCGAGACAGGGCCGCTTACGCATTGATCCAGGAAGCGGGGAGCGGGGGCGGTGCCGGTTCGGGCTCGGGTGCGGGGGTCGGTTCCGGGGTGCAGGTGCAGGGCGGCGCGGTGCAGGTTTTCGCGTGGACGAGGGAGGCCGCGTCGAGGCCTATGGCGTGGTCGGCGCAGCCGTAGATGGTTCGGATGCAGTCGGCTGGGGTGGGCATGGGACCGAAAACGGGCGCGGGGAGTTGAGGGTCGGCGAGGAGGGTAGTCCTGTCGCGCCGTTCCTGTTCGAGGGCGACGTAGGCGACAAACTCGTCGTCGGTGAGGCGTCGGCCCCAGTGCACGACGGCGGGCGCACCGCATCGGGTGCACGGTGGCCCGGCGGGCTGGATGTCGGGTGTGGGCTCGCTCATGGGCACTCCTCGTCAGGCAATGCGGGTCAGCTTGAGCCAGGAGCCGCTTTTGATGGTGGTCGGCGTAGCCCAGCTCGCCGTCGGCGCCCACCGCAGCCGAAACGTGCCTGCGGTGCCGCCCACTTGCAGGACGCCGCGCGGGGCGATGCTGGTGCCGCTGGAGGCGATTCCTACGGTTGCGGCGGTCGCAACGTCGAGGAGGTCAAGCCGCACGGAGGTTCCGTTGTCGCTGTTCGAGGCGACAGGGCCGTTTTCCGTCCACCGGAACACAGAACCGGCCGGGGCGGACCAGGCGAGGCTGATATCTGCCGCTGGGTCGCCAGTCACGGCCAGATAGCTTTCGACGGCGTACCAGCCGCCGATTTCGACGGTTAGCGCGAGATGCGCGTCGTCGTGGACGGTAGTGCTGATCACGGCCTCGTCGACGGTCTTGGCGGCGGCCTGCGTTTCAGCCTCGGCTGCGTTCATGCGCAATTCAAGGCTGGCGATGCGCGTCTGGGCGTCAGAGACGTAGGAGTTGAGGTTGTTGCCATACGCCATCGGGTAGTAGGCGGCATCGCCGTAGGCTCGGTCGCCGTGCGGGTCGGTGGCGCTCGTGTGCGCGCTCACCGCTCCGGTAGCGGCCCCTGAGGCGTCAGCACCAACATCGGACGCTCCAAGGACGACCGCGCCAGTCTTCGTGTTAACGGACTGCACGAGGTTGACAACCAGATAGGTCCCGCTGGACGCGCTGGCGGCCGGTGTGGCGGCCGGGAGCAACACGGTCGGGACGGTCTTGGGCAGGCTGAGCGGGAAGGCGTCACCAGTCGCGTCGGTGAAGGCGATCCGCACGTCGTAGGTGAACCCGCTTGGGCTGATGCCGGCCGAGTCGGTGGCGACGACCGTCATGGTGAACGACCCGGTCGCGTCCAGGCTCTGAACGGCCGGTCCTTGCACGACGAGCCCAGAGGTCGCGGCGACGATCTTTCCCGGGTGAGGGCAGAGGCTGACGGTGCCGCGCATCGGCGTGCCGTCGGGGTGCGTGTAGGTGCCGGACACGGTCACCGTCTGGAGGCCTGGCGGGAGCGTCATGGGCACCTCCAGACGGAAAGTGGGGCCCGCTCCGGCCCGAGGGTGAAGTCGGCCGGAGCGGGTTGTCCCACCAGGAGCCCGGGAAGGCGGCGGGATGTCGGGGCGCGAACCTGGGGGGAACGGGCGCCCCGAGACAGGGGGTCAGGCGGCGCGGCGCAGGATGCGCTGGGCGCGGGGCCGGACGGATCGTTCGGCGGTGGCGATCTGCGTCTGGGTGTAGATGCGCCGGCCGTGCTCGTCGTGGTGCGCGTCGGTGAGGATGCCGCGCCGTTCCCAGCTGTAGATCGTTTCTTTGGTGCGGCCGGTGAACTCGGCGGCCTGCTTGATCGTGAACCAGATCTCGCCGTTGGCGTCCTCGCGATAGGTGTCCATGCGGGCACCTCCCCGGACATGCGAAAACCCCCGCACGTGGCGGGGGTTGACTTTGGGCGCACTGATGGCGCTGTTACGCATTGTGCATAGCGATGATCGCCTTGTCCAGTACGGGCGCGGATCAGTTCTTCTTCGGCGCGCCAGGGGTGGGCTGGTCGGGCCTGGGGAAGTGGCCGCCGCGCGAGGCCTGATAGGTCGTCTCATGCTTCGGATCGGGCCGCGTCTGAGGGGCGATTGGCATGGTCTTGCGGAGCGCCATGATGGCGGTTCCTGTCTCGCGTAGGGATGGGAACCGGGGCGGCTTCCTCGCCTGGCAGCAGTGGCCGCCCCGGGGTCAGTTGGTCGTTCCGGGCTCCCTGGAGAGCACCCGCACGTGGGTCCGCGCCGGGTTCTGGGCGTCGTCGACCGTCTCGATCAGAAGGTCCCCCACGCGCCTGCGGTCGGCCGTAGGTGGCGCTGTAGGTGTAGGTGTAGGCGCCCCTGTAGGCGCTTCCTGACCTGCGACGACTACACCTCCTACGGGCCCCGCGGCCGGGGTCGGAGAGGGGCGGGGAGCGGGGGGCGGGAGGTCGTCCACGCGGACCCCGGTCGAGGGGGTGCGGCCGGGCATCCGGACGCCCTGCCGGACGGGCACGTGAGCGGCAGTGAGGGCGGCCCGGGTGTCGGCTGTGGACCAGGGTGTGCCAGTGGCCTCGGTGAGGTGCTGGGCAAGTACCGAGAGGTGCACTCCTCGGCCGCCCCCTGCGACCTTCCGGACGTGGTCGAGGAGGTCGGTGGCCGAGAGGGTGGGGGAGGCCTCTTCTTCGACGGGTTCCGGGGCCTGGGCGGCGGCTGGAGCCGCAGGCCGGGGTGGTCGGCCCGCGCGCCATGCCGCGAAGCCGACCGCAGGGGCGATGGCCCACAGCAGCGCCGGGGCGGCCCGCACGAGGCGCCACAGGATCCACAGCCCGGCGCACAGCACCGCGAGACGGATCCAGCAGCCGAGCGAGGCCTGCCAGCCGGTGAGGTCGTCGCGGCGTCCGGCCCGTACCCACGCGCCGGCACGGTCGACGAGGCGGCGGCCGAGCAGCGTCGCGCCGTCGGCGAGGCGGGTGACGGCCCGGTTGAGGCCGCTCACAGCAGACCACCGAGCCCGTTGAACGCGCTCACGATCTGGTCCCCGCCCTGGTTCACGAGCCCGGGCAGCCAGTTGAGGAGGCTGGCGATCCCGGCCGTGACGCACAGGCAGGAGCCGTTGACGAGGCCTCCGGTCATGCGCTTCTTGTCAGCCTTGCCTGCCGATTTCCAGATGAGGCAGAACGCGACGGTCCCCAGGAACACCACGATCGCACCGTTCGGGGTGAGCCCCTGGAGCGCGCCATGGGCAAGCGGAGAGCTGTTGCCCTGCCCGGTGACGGCCTTGAGGGAGTGGTCCCCCGCCCCGTTGGTGACGGTTGGCGCGCAGCCCGTGAGCCAGCCGAGGATTCCGCCGACGCACATCGTGCCGAACGCGCCGAGGAGCAGCCCCTCCCCCCAGGGCACCAGGAGCTTCAGGTCGCGGCTCCCCTTCCACCACGGCCGCAGGTTGGCGAAGGCGATCACAAGGTTGATGACCAAGCCCCCGGCGGTGAGCCCGGCGTTCACCGCGTCACCCCCGTCACGGCGGTCACGGGGTCGAACAAGGACATGGCGCCGGTCGCGCCGACAATCGCGGTGACGAGCAGGGTGCGCGCCCACCACCGTCGGGACCGGTCAAGGAGGAACGCCACGCCGAGAGCGACGCAGGCGAGGGTGTAGGCGCCGCCGGTGCTCTCCTCGGTGCGGCACTTGTGCAGCACCTCGGCCCACGCGGCGATCAGGCTGTAGCCGTGGGGCAGCAGAGGCAGCGCGGCGATCCCGGCCGTGGCGATGGTCTGCACGGGGCGCAGCCATGCCCACAGCCACGACCAGTCCCTCGATGGCTCCGGCTCCGGAACGGGCTGCACGAGGTCGACGGTGACCCGCACTTCGAGCGGCGCGGGCGGCGGCGGATCCGGCAACGAGTACCAGGGCGGCGGCGGAGGCGGAGGGGGAGGCGGCGGTGCGTCGGCGACAGGGATCGGGATGTGGACGCCGGACGGGATGATCCGCGTCGGCTCGATCGGGGTAGGCATGGCGGGGCTCACAGGAGGTAGGCCGACACGGCGGCGCTGCCCAGGGTCGTCGCGGCGAGCGTGGCGGCGGGCCGGTGGTGACCGGCGTGCCAGGCGGCGACGACGAGGAGCGCGGCAACTGCGTCGGTGAGGCGGGTGGCGGCAGGGGTGGTGAGGCCGAGGGCGACACACAGGTGCCAGCCGTCGGCCAGGTCGCGGAGTTCGAGGTGGGCCACGGTCACCACGCCCGCCAGGTGAGGGCGAGGCACAGGGCGCCGGTGACGACGCAGGACGCGGCGACGAACAGCACGGCGTGCACAAGCACCGCATGGGTGACGTCGTCGCGGTAGGTGCCGATCGCCAGGCCGAGGGCGGCGACGATGGCCACGGTCGGGAAGCCGATCATCAGGGCGAGGAGCATTAGTTGTAGCCCTCCCCGCCCTGTCCGACCTCGCCCGTGACGGGCTTGGTGGGCTTTTTGATCTCGCGGTCGAAGGTGCGCCGGACACTGTCCGGACTCGTGTCCGGGCCCAGTACTTCGCGGGTGATCGCAACGGCTGCGGCGCGGTCTTTGAGACCCTTCTGGAGCAGGGCGCGGACCGTCTCGCCGATTGTGTCCGGACGCTGTCCGGACAACATGTCCGCCCTGATCAGCGCGATCTGGGGGTCGGACTCCCACGGCTCCTCGGGCTCGGCGTCCGGGACTGTCCGGACACGGTCCACGGTGTACTCCGTCGGCCGCCCGTGAAGGATCAAGGCGACCTGTACGGCATCGACATGGACGCCGTACACGCCGAGGAGCGAGGCGAGTTCGGACGGCGTCAGCTCAGGCTGAGACTCGTGCGCGATCCGGATCACCTCGGCGGGGTCCATCTCGGCGAACCGGCGGCCGAGGACGGCGGTTGCGGAACGGTCCGTGTCCGACTGTCCGGACACTGTCCGGCCCGTGTGCTCGATGTGGTGGACAGCCCGGTCCTTCACGGTTCGGCCCGCCCGCAGTGGGGCGAGCATCCATGCCCAGCCGCCGAACGCCGGCAGTCGATAGGGGTGCTCACCGCGCGCCGTGCGGGCCGCCGCCCGGGGTCCGGCCCAGGAGAGTTCGGACACGGCGAGCAGAGCCAGCGTCGGCACGGAGAACAGCAGCGTTGCGGCGATCCCGCCGTGGATGAGGTCGGCGTGGAACTTGTTGAGGTAGACGGAGGTGCCTGCCGCAGCGATCGCGGACATGCGGGCCCCGATAGCGGAGCGTCCGGCCTCGGAGGCTTCAGAGGCGAGGTGGAGGCAGGCGTAGGCGGCGCCATCGAAGACAGCGACGGCTGCGCCTGCGATGCCGGTGGGGGCGTCGTAGTGGCGGGCCACGGCGTACAGCGACCAGCCGGTGGTGGCGACGGCGGCCAGCGACACGGTGGTCAGTGCGGCCCGCCAGGCAGTGCGGTTCATGAGAGCCCGTCCAGGAAGGTGCGCGGGTGGGCCGGGCCGCACGCGGCGGCCCGGACGCCGTTGGTCAGCGGGGCTGTTCGGCGTATGCGGCGGCGTTGGTGAACGCGTCGTGGGCGGCGTCGCGCCAGAGGCCGATGGACCAGCGGTCAGGCTCCGTCTGGAGTTCCTGGATGCGGTGGGTGAGCGCTTCGCCGCGTGCCTGCTCTTCGAAGGCGAGGGCGGGGGCGGGCTGCGGCGTCATCGGATGCCTCCCACTGCGCGCCGAAGGTTCAGCGCGTACTCGCCGCGCGTGATCGGCGCGTCGTCGGTGATGCGGGGCATGAGGCGCAGCACTTCGCGCTCGACCTCGTCGGCGCGCTGCGACCGGAAGCCGTGGGCCTCGGTGGCGTAGCGCAGGGCAAGCGCCATACGGCTCGGCTCGCGCATGGCGCCGGTGGGGCGGACCTCGGTGAGCCGGTCGGCGATGGCGACGAGGACGGCACGGGCGTCGGCGCTGGGCCCGGTGACCTGCCTCAGAGCCTCGTCCTGCTGGCTGGGGTGCTGCGGGGCGCTATCGGTACTGCGCAAAGCGCCAGTACGATCGGTCATGGCTTTCCTCCTGGTGATGCAGGTGGATGGCTGGCCCGGCCCGGTGTGCTACCACCGGGCCGGGGTTGAGGCGGGGCCTGGTGTGCTACCACCGGGCCCCGCCGCCGTTCAGCCCCGGCTCGTTGTGTCACCAACGGCCGGGGCTTTGTGCTGTGTTGACACTAGAGCGAGTACTAGCGCTTTGACAAGTACTCTGGAAGGGTGGTGCCATGCCGGACGCTGACAGAAGGGGGGACTTCCCCGAGATGGTGACCTTCACCGAGATCGCCAGACGGCTCAACGCCGGCGACTACCTGACACGGCCCATCACCCGCCAGGGCGTCAGGTACATCGCTGACCATGACCCGCTCTGGCCAGTTTCCCGCGAGAGCTGGCTGCGGATCGGCAACGCCTGGGCCGTCCCCTGGGCTCCCATCGAGGCTTTCTTCCGTTCCCGAACCACGCGTGGCAGAGGCCCCAACAAGGTCGTCGAGTAGACCGCCGCCCCCGGCTGTAGTCGGGGGCGGTTTGCGTGTCAGCTGGCCATGGCTATCCGGGCGGCGAGCGCTAGATCGTCACCGGTGAATAGGGAGCCGCAGGCCCCGCACTCCGTGTACGCCTCCCAGTCCCGCTTGCGCAGAGCCAGCGAGTCGCAGCGTGGACACGGCTGATCGACTGGCCGCACCCTGGGGCGCAGCTGAGTGATGCCCCGCACGGCGCGCATCATCGAATAGAGCTCGTCGCGCATCTCACCCGCCCAGGGCTGCATGGCCGCCCAACCGAGGTGAGGGATGAGCCAGGCCGCGAGCGCTTCCTCCGTGCGGCTCCGGGGACCATGAAGATGCCGCTCCTCGGTGATGAGCTGCACCCAGCCGCCGAGAGTCCCGCTAACGGGGATGTCACCGTGCTGGTCGCCGTCGGCGTCGCAGACCGCTTCGAGGGCTGCCGGGCCGACGAGGTTCAGCGTGTCGAGTCGGCCAGGCAGGGGCGGGGTGCGCGTGCCGGCACGCCCCTGGTCGCCCGTGACCTCGCGCAGCATGCTGCCACGGCGCAGGACGATGAGCTGCTGCGGGAGCTCGGCGAGCCAGCCGGACATCTGCCGCACGCAGGGGTCGCAGAGCAGTTGACGGGTGGCGAGTTCGTGGGCTCGGAGTTCGCGGGTGCAGGTGGCGGCGGCGCACGGACGGGCGGTGTCGTTCACGGCGGGCTCCATGGTGCGGTGGGTCAGGGGTGATCAGCAGCTGATGTAGATGCGGGCCTTGGGGTAGGCGGCGCAGGCGTCGCGGAGTGCACGCAGGTAGTTGAGGGCGCCGTCGTAGTCGCCCCAGCCGTTCTTGGGGTTCATGGCCCGGTACTCGTCAGGCTCGGCTTCCATTGCGGCGACGGCTCGCTGGAGAGCGGGGAAGCTGTCGCCGGCGTATGCGTCCGCGAGGTCGGCAAGCCGGTGCCCCAGGGCCTTGGTCCACATCGGGGAGACGTTGCTGGTGTAGTTGCCGATGTCGGCGGGCCGGAACTCGGCGGGCTCGGGGCCGCCGGTGTCGACGGTCATGTACAGGCTGATGTCGTAACTCACGGTTGCTCCCGGGTGGGTCAGGGGGTGGCGGTCTGGCCGATGGCCCGGAGGTTCAGGACCTCGGCTTCGTCGTCGAGGAGGCAGGCCGCCGCGTCGGCATCAAGCCCGGCGGCGGCGATCGTCACGGCGCAGTGTTCGAGGAGGGCGACAACGGCCGCGCAGCTGATGTACGGCTGGCCGTCCTGGGCGGTGGACAGCGGCAGGAACGTCGCGAGGATGACGCGGTCGGTCATGATCCCTCTCGGTGGCAGCGGCAGACGCAGTGCCCGCCCCGGTCGTCGGCGCTCTCGCAGAACTTGCACGTTGCCGCGGTCTTGGTGCTGCCGTCGTACCGCTTGGCCTGGGTCTGGCAGTAGCTGTGGTCACCGTGCAGGCAGCCAGTGGACAGATAGGCGTGGTGGCCGTGGCGTTCGTCGACAAGGCGGGCGCGCAGCGCCTGAAGGGCGCTACAGGGGCAGGACTCGGGCTGGTCGTTCACGGGCTCTCCTCGGGCAGCAGCAGGTCGGTGATCGTCTCGGGCCAGTGGCGGTAGGCGGGCGGGCGGGTGGCGGGCCAGCAGCCCCCGTCGGCGGCGAGCCCGGAGTGGTAGCCGGGCCAGTCGAAATGCCGCGGCTCGTCGGGGGCGTGGAGGTCGAGCCAGGCCTGCTCGTCGGGGTCGGGGTCGGGGTCGGGGGCGGTCACGGCTGGCCGTCGGTTTCGAGGATGTAGCCGTTGCGGCGGGGCTTGCCTTCGCGGGTGGTGGCGGTCGGGTGGAGCTGACTGGCCTCGATGGCGCGCCGTCGGACCTCGCGCCCGGTCTTGGTGAGGGTGACGACGGTGACCTTGCCGTGCCCCCAGATACCGGGGATCGACTGCACCTCGCCGACGACCTTGATCCGGGTCGGGTCGTCGACAGCGTGGTGGCGGTTGCTGAGAGAGCGGTAAATCTGGCCGGGTTCTATGGGCATTTCGGTTCCTTTCGGGTGGGGTTGGGGTGGCGGGGCGCCTGTGCGGCCCTGAGAGCCGCGCAGAGCGCCCGACTTAGCGGATTACCTGCTCGGTACGTTCGGGCGCGAGAGAGGCCTTCAGGGGCTTTCCTGGGGGCATGTTGCGGCCCGCCGTGTCGACCAGCTCGCAACCGGTCGCCGATGCCGGCGGCGTGATGGACGCGTGCAGCGACACGTTGAGCGTGAACAACGAGACGGCCCGGGAGCCCTGTTGGCCGACCGACGCCGCCAGGGCCGCAACGGCTCTCAGCCGCGCCTCCGCCGCACGGCCTCGGCGTACCTGGGCGCTCAACCGCCCGTCGGCTGCCGACCGGGCACGCGACAGCCGGCAGATCCCCACACGTAGCCGGTCCGCCTCCGCCGCCGTCAACCGGCCTCGCTCGGCACGATCGGCGAGGACGAGCAGCTGCTCGACCGTCGGTGGCCGGCTCACGTCCGCCTCCCGTTCCCGGTGACGATCCGCCCCGCGGCGTCGAGGTGCCCGTCCGCAGCGGCGAGGAGCCGCACCGCGCGGGCCAGCACGACGGCTGGGGACTCGTAGCGGTAACAGCGGCGCAGGATCTCCGCCGTCCGCGCCCTGAGCGTTGGTGACATGGGGCGCGGGGCGCTCATCGTCGCGCCTCCCGCGCCTGCCGCTTGGCCTCACGCTCCAGGTACAGCTCGGTGCGGTCCCGGTGGGCTTTGCCGTCCTTCAGCCAGCGGCCGCGGGTGTCCATGCAGCGGGCGCCGGACACGCAGCCGCAGCGCGGACACTCGACCATGAGCGCCCGGTTGTGGATCGTGGGTTCACGGTGGGTCATCGGGTTCCTCCGAGGATCTTGCGGGTGAGGGTGATCTGGGTGGCGAAGGTGTACGCGGGGCCGCTCGCCCGGAGCGCCGGTTCCGTCAGGTATCCGTGGGCCTCGATCACTCCGTCGGCGAAGTCGGCCTGGTCCCGCATCCATTTGGCGAGCCCCCGGGCGGCTTCCGGCGACAGGAGTCCGGCGAGCAGGCCCCCGGGGCCGCCGACCGCGTCGTCGATGCCGTGGGCGAACCACAGGGACTCGGGCGCGATCCGGCTGTGCCAGCAGGGATTGGTCTTGATCTCGTCGTCGGTCTCGTCCGCCAGGTCCAGCAGGATCTGCGCGGCAGTCCGAAGGTCGTCGATCATGTCGTTCATCGGGTTCCTCCAGGGGTGGTGGTTGTGCTGGACTGGGCGGGTGCGGCCCCGGATAGGCCCCGGGGCCGCACGGTGGGTGTCACGGGGTGGGGTGGTCTTGGGCCCGCTGCCGGAGATAGGCCTTGAACTCGTCGACCGCCTGCTGGTCGCCGGGGCTGAGGCGGAAGTTCGGGTTGTTGCCGCAGCGCGGGCCGACCGTGGCGGCGGGCTCGATGGCGTCCCGCTGCTCCTGACGGCGAATCATCAACCACGGACCTCGTCGACGTAGACGCTCACCGTCCGGCCTCCTCGGGCTGCTGCGCCGCGTCGGCCATGCGGCGGAACTTCGCCAGTGCGGCCTCGTCCTCGTCGGTGAAGCCGTCGGCGAGCGACATCTCTTCGGCCGCCTGGTCGAGGGCGAAGGTGAGGAACTGGCGCTCGTTGTCGGTCAGCAGGGGCGCCCAGTCGGTGACAGTGATGCGGCCCGGAGCGGCGGCGAGGGCCGCGACGGTGCTGACGTACCCATGGTGATGGGATTCCCGGGGCACGCCGCAGTGTCCGCACAGGCCGATCGTGTCGGCCTCGGCCGCCCGGTCGGCGGGCGCGGGCAAGGCGGCCTGGTCGGTGGCGAGCAGCTCCCGCAGCACCTCGGGCACCTGATGCGGTCCCACGGGATGCGAGGCAGGCCAACCGTCGGGCCCCTGCTCGTGGCGACGCATCGCCGAGAACGGGTTGCCGAGTTCGGTGAACCGTTCGGTGAGGACGGTGCGGAGGCGGTCAGGCAGGTCGGTCATGGGGTTTCTCCTCGGTGGGGGGCGGGTCAGGGGGCGGCCACGGCGGTTGTCGTGGCACGGCAGGTCAGGCGGCGTCGGCCGACTCGCGGAGTCCAGCAAGGAGCCGTTCACGGTTGGCCTGCTGCTGCGCGGGGCTGAGCGGCACACGGCCAGCAGGCGCCATCGCGCGGCCCGTTGGGACTGCCTCGGCGTACAGGCGTCCCAGAAGGTCTGCGGGCGGCATCCGCAGAGCCCTGCGGGCCTCGGCGACCGTGTTGCGGTGGCAGCCCACCCGGAAGGCGACGGACGAGTCCGTGTGCCCTGCGCGGATCAGGGCGGCGATGTCGGCACGGACCTTCATGCCGCCACCTGCTCGGCTTCTTCGTACCGGCGGGCGTGGACGGTGGCCCTCGCCCGCCCGTCTTCGTGGCACGGGACGGTCGGCTCGACCTGGCAGGTCGGGCAGCACGCGGTCAACTCCGCCCAAGCGGAGATCCGTTGCGGGTGTAGCGAACCGCCGGTGAGCAACCGGGTCTTGCCTGCCCGGCAGGGCTTGTGTGCGGCGACCCCGCACCAGGGGCAGGCGACGGACCGGGCCGGGTGCTGGCCGGCGCGCAGGTTGTGGCGGATCGACTCGGGCATCGGGGCTTGGGACTTCACGGCTTCCTCCTCAGGTCGGTGCACGGCTTGCAGGGGCAGGTCTGGCGGGATCCGTCGTCGAGCCGGTCGCGGTGCTCGGTGGCGACGACGTACTCGCGGTACGCCTCCAGGGCTCGGCTCCAGGCGCCGGGCGGCTGCGGGGGCGGCGGGTCTGGCGGACGCGTACCGGTCGGCCAGGCGCCGGGCTGGTAGCCGGGCGGCTTCGGCGGCGGCGGCGCGGTGCTCGGCTTGTCGCGGCGGGCGCGGCCGGCGGCTATCTGGTCGCGGAGGTACCGGCCGAGGTCGCCCTGCTGCCGCATCGCCTTCACGTCATCGCGGTCGGGCTCATTCACGCTCGGCCTCCAACTGCTCGATGCGCGCTTCGAGAGCGGCGATGCGGGCCATCGCGCTGTCTTCGGTGGGCAATGAGCGGTTTGCGGCGCAGGTGCACCACGTGAGGAGCCGTGCCGTGCTGGGCGAGCCCTGGTTGGCGGCGGTGCCCATGCAGCGGGGCATGACGTCGTCGTCCAGGTCCGGGCACTGATGGCAGTTGGGCGGACAGCGGTGCGCGGTCACTTGACCCCCTCCCGTCCGTTGAGCTCGGCGAGCTTGGCGAGGGATGCGGCCCGGCGCTGCTCGATCACCTCGGGCGACTCCAACTGCGCGGGCCCACCGTTCGCGACCCGGGTGCGGGCGGCGTGCGGAGTGTGGAGCTCCTTGCGGCTGCCGCGGCTGCCCGGCACGTCGACGGCGCACGGCCGTCCGATCGCGGCCCGGCAGACAGGGCAGGCGACACCGAGCGGGCCGGGGCGCTTGACCTCAGCGACCTCCTCGCCAGGCATGTCGGGCAGGGCGTCGGTGAGGCCGGCGATGAACTGGGCAATCGGGCGGCGCCGCAGCGGGATGCCGTCCGCGGCCTTCGTCCGCTGCGCTCGCAACGCGGCGAGGTAGGCGTGGACGTTGTCGGGGTCGGCGTCCGGGACCTCGGCGGGCAGGCCGGGCCCCTGGAAGTCGGCGGCCCGGTTGCCTCGTTGACGCCAGATCTCGCCGATGATCTCGGCCGGGCTGACGAACGGCTGACGTCCGGCAACCGCTGCGGCAGCGGCGCGGGCCTCGGCCATCGGCCACGCGGTGAGGACGTCGTGCCAGGCGTCGGGGGTGAACTCGTCGAACTTCTGCTGCGGGCACAGGGCTTTGACGTAGCGGGTCAGAACGACGGTCTCTTCGGGGGTCACTTCTCCTCCTGCATGCGGGACTTGGCTCGGGCCATGGCCCGGTCGAACAGGTCGTTGGTCTCCTGCTGCTGACGGTTGGCCGGGGCGATTCCGCTGCCGACGGCGGCTGGCAGGTAGGCGACGCCGTCCTGCTGCTCGGGCGCTTCGAGGGAGCGCCAGCCCTGGACCCAGGCGGACGCGCCGGCGGGTTGGCCTTTGAGGCGGGCCGAGTTGACGGCGTAGGCGACCATCGCCGGGATCCCCACCCGGTCCATCGCTTGCCGCGTGTACTCCCAGCCGGACTCGCGGAGGTCCCAGGCGATGCCGGAGAGTCCGGCCGTGGCGATGGCGCGCTTGAGAGGGGCGAGCTGATCCGGCAGACCGCCCGCTCGGTCGCTGCTTGCAGCACCAGTACTTCCGTAGGAAGTACTGGTGGGGGACGGGGCGGGGGCGGGGGCGCCGTTACTAACGCCGTTACGAAACGCGCTGAACTGCGAGGATCGTTGATTCTGCGCGCGGCTTTCTCTCGTCTTCGTGTCGTCGTCGTGTCGCGATGCTGTCGCCGTCGTGTCGTTTTCCTGGTTTTCGACAGCACTCGTAACGCCGTTACGAGAGGCGTTACGCGCAGGCCCCTGTGAGGCAGCCTTCTTCGCCTCCCGCTCAGCCTTCTTCCGGTCACGGAATGCCTGCTGCCGGGCCGCGTTCGCCTGCCGGTCGGCCTTGATCTTGGCCCGGTCGGGGTTGTATTCGAGGAAGTCGTGGATCTGCCATCCACCATCGACCCGATCCCAGAGCTGAGCTTCCTCAAGCTCCCGCGCGCTGGCCTTAAGTCCACGAACCCGAGAGACGACCGAGAGTTCGCGATCCAGGATCTTGCCCTCGGTCAGATTCTCGGAGGACCAGCACAGGGCTGAGATGTACAGCCGGAAGGCGCGGTCAGACAGCAGCGCAACCTTCCGGTGCGATGGAAACCTGTCGTCCAAGCGGACCCACGGCATGAGCGGCTTCTTCCTGGCGGTACGGGTAAGGGGTGCGGGTGCCGGGCTAGTGGGGGCCGGCGCGGGCCGGGCGGGAGGCGGTCACGCGGCGGCCTGGTCCGAGACGAGCGCCGCGCGGACCGTGTCGGTGGAAATACCGAGCCGGACCGCGATCTCGTGGCTGGAGAGGCCGCAGTCGTGCAGATGCTTGGCCTCTTCGCGGCGGAGGGCTGCCAGCTCGTCGCGGTTCAGGGGCCGCTCAGTACCCGTTTGAGGCTTTGCCGCAGGGTCGTCGATGGTGTCGTCGTCCCAGGCGCCGACCGGCGCCCAGCTGCGGCCGACGGCGTGGTTGCGGGCCCTGCTGTAGGCCTGGTTGCCGACGCCGTGGTCGCGGGGGTCTGCTCGCCACAGCTCGTCGTACAGCCGTCGCACGGCTCGTTCGGTTGCGGCAAGCACCTTCGCCGACCGCATACTCGCCCCGAAGTTGGCGCGCTCCATGCCGAGCCGGGCCGCTAGCTGCGCTTGGGGCCAGCCGGCGGCGACGAGCGCTTGGAGACGGCGGTGGGTTCCGGTGCTGTCCACGGGGACCGCTCCGCCCAGCCGGTCGCCTTCTGGACGGATGGCGAGAAGCTTCGCAGCGGTTTCGGGACGTACCCGCTTGGAGGGTTCCATGCCGCGGTGCGCGGCCCCGTAGAGCAGCTTCTCCACCGTTCCTCGACCGACACCGGCCATGGCGGCGATGCGTTTCCAGCCCATGCCGTAGTCCATGAGCATCTGGACGTGGGCGCGCACGGGTCGTGCGTCGATGTAGGGCTGCCACCGGCCGTATGCCTGCTGCCGGTACCGGTCGTTTTCCGCTTGGCGATTGGCGGTCTTGCAGGGCTCGCACCGGCAGCGTTCCACGACGTACTTGGCGCGGGTTCCGTGGGCGCGGGTCGCCATCACGCCACCTCCGTCAGGGTGCGGCGCCAGCGGTAGTAGGCGGTCTGGAGGCTGTCTTTGGTCACGCCGAGCCGGTTGGCGGCGTGCTCCCAGCTGTGGCCTTGTTCGAGAACCAGTTCGTGGGCGTTCTCTCCGAGGATCACGGCGCGCGGTGAGTGGCCGGTCGCCGGGGTGAAGTCGGGGTCTTCGAGGGTGTCGGGATCCCAATAGGCCGGCGGCGCCCAGCGGTTGGCTTCAGCGCGCTGCCGGTTGCGCTCGTGGGTGCCGGGGGTATCGGCGAGCCGCAGGTAGGCGCCGGTGATGCGGGCTTCGGTGTCGGCGCGCAGAGTCTGTCGGCGGCCGGAGATGAGGGCGGAGATGACGGACTGGTCGACGCGTGCCGCAGCGCAGATCCCGCTCGCTCCGTTGACGTGATGCCCGATGGCGAGGAGGGCGCGCAGCCGCCGCGCTGAGGCGAGGGCCGGCACGAGGCGTCCGGGCTGGGGATCGACCGGGACGGCAAGGATGCGGTTCGCGACGGTGCGCTTGATGGCGGCTTGCCCGTGGAGCAGGCGGTGGATGGTGCAGCTGGAACATCCGGATTCGGTGAGGAGGTAGTTCCATCCGCAGTTGTCGAGGATCTTCTGTGCGTGGGCGGCGACGGGCGGTGCGGGGACTCGCAGGCTGCGGCCGGTGGCGTTCATGACTCGGCGGCGCTTGTCGTAGCTGTTGCGGGCGTCGCAGCACCGGGGGCAGCTGCATCCGCGGACGCCTTGTGCGGGGCGGCCAACGGATCGGGCGTAGGTCCCGTGGGGCGGGAGCGGCTTGGTCGCGGTGGTCACTGCCGTCCCTCCTCTCGCTTGTGCAGGTCGATTTGGGCGATGCGCCGGTCGAGTTCGGCGTCGAGCTCGGCGAGGGCCTGCGCGTCGAGCACCGCCGGGCTGGGGGCAGCCTCGGGCTGTTCCTGCTGCCGGGTGGTGATCCGGCGCAGGGCGCTCCAGGCCAGCCGGACGAGGACGGCGAGGAGGAGCAGGTAGCCGACCGCCAGATACACGGCGAGGGCCCGGGCCGCGTAGATCGCGAAGGTGGTCATGACGCCTCCCGGGTGAAGGCGGCGTGCTGTTCGGGGGTGATGAGGCCGCTGTTACGCCACTGGTCAATGAGGTCGTCTTGGCCGGGGATGGCTACGCAGGAGGAGCAGAGGCGTCCGGCCGGGGCGGCGTCGTTGTCTTCACTGGGCGGCTTCTGACCCCACCGGCACGCCTTGATCCCGGCAGCCTCGGCCTCCCGCTCCAGCTCCCTCATGGGGGCGGCGGCGTGCGGGTAGAAGAACTCGATCTCGTCGGGCTCGCCGGGCTTGCCATAGGCCAGGCACAGGCATTCACCGGACATGTGGATGTGCTCGGTGACCTCGTTCAGCGGCAGCGCCCCGTCGAAGCACAGGCGGTGCTGAGCGTGTTCGTGGTCTTGCTGGCAGCGGTGGCGGGCCCGGTACTCGCGCATGTGGGCGTCGGTCCAGTGCACGAGCGGTGATACCCAAACGATCGCGCCGTCCTGGTCGATCGCTTCGGCGTTGCGGAAGCGGCGTTCGGTCTCGCCCCAGCGCATCCCGCCCAGGTAGGCGATCTTCCGGGTACGGCCCTGGTCGCCGACGACGCTCTTACGGAACCGCATCAGCGGCTCGTCCTTGAGGTGCCGGTACATCACCTTGTGGCCGGCCGGCCCCGGGAAGCCCTTCCACACAGCGCGCTTCCCGGCATTCGGGCCGGTGGACGCGATGACCTTGCCGAGGACGAGATCCCGGTAGGAGTTCTTCGGGTGCAGCTCGTGCAGGGTGTCCCCCCACGCTGCGGCGAGGTCGCGGACGTACTGCGTGGTCTCGGGGATGCCGGTGCCGGTGTTCACGTGGAGGACGGCGTCATACCGGTCGCGCAGCAGGTGGCCGACGATCGCGGAATCGTTGCCCCCGGAGGACAGCCAGTACGTGCCGACGACCGGGTAGACGGACAGGGCATCATCGAGGATTTCGGAGGAACGGGCGATCGCCTCGTCGAGGGTGCGGGCGACGTGCTCGCCCTCGACGGCTTTCGGCGGCTGCTTGCCCAGCAGGTCGGGCATGCCGGGGAACATGTCGCCGACGGGCTGGTTGCGCTTGCTGCGGGCGCTCACGCGGCTGCCCTCCCGGCTCGTGCTGCTGCGGTGCCGCGCCAAGTCCTTACGCCGCTGTGGTGGGCGGTGGGCCGGTCGGAGCAGGCCCAGCCGGCGGTCTCAATGAGGCCTTCGTCGCGGAAGAGCGTCATGGCTCTTCCCCATTGCGACTGCGGGTGGCGTGGGTCGGGGAGGTCATTGGCGTCTGCCACCGAGAAGGCGGTGAACTCGCGCCCTGATGCGGCTGCATGCTCGAACGCGGGGCGGATCTGGTCGAGCCAGTCGTCGAAGGCCTCAACTTGGCGTCGTGTCGCAGTCGTTTTCGGCTCCGGCACGGAGCCATCGAGTGCCGGCTGTACGAGCGCGGTCATCAGTGCGCCCCCTTCTTGCGCCTCTTGTACTCGGCGCAAGCTGCGTTCTGGCAGGCACGGCAGGCCCTTCCGTCGGGGCGGGCGTAGGTGTTCTCCGGGGTGAACTTGTGGCCGCGATGACAGTGGGTTTTGCGGGCATTTAGGGCGCTAGGGCTGACGCCGCGCTGGGTGTTCTCGCCGGGCGGTACGGGCTCCAGATGAGCCGGGTTTACGCAGCGACGGTGGAGGCAGTCCGACCCGCCAGGGCATGTGGTGTCCATGGAGTGGCAGGTGTGGTCGAGGACGAGGCCTTCGGGAATGGGGCCGATGAAGGCGAGGTACGCGACACGGTGGGCGCTGTCCCGCTTGGTTGCCTGTATTACGCCGTACCCGTCGCGGTCGAGCGCCTTTTGCCAGATCCAGCAGTCGCTCGCGATGTCGGGGATGCTGTGCGCCTGGATTCGGTCCCTGGTGCGTTCGCGGTAGCTCTCGTCGTGAGCCGTGGTCCCGGTCAGGCTGGCGACCGGGCGCTTTGATCGCGATCCACTGCCGTCGAGGGCAGGCTGGACGAGGGTCATGACGTGCCCCCCTCGGCCTGCTCGGTGGCTGCGGCGATGTCGTCGAGCTCGGCCTTGTCGGCTTCCTGGGTCTGCTGCTGGGCGGCGGCCAGTACGTCCTCGGTCGGCGTCCAGAACCCGAGGGCGCCTTTGGCGGGGACCGGCTCGGGGAGGGCCACGACGTCGTCGAGCGTCCAGTGGTACGTGCTGGGGAATGCCCATTCGCTACAGCAGATGTCTGCGTCACTGGCGAAGTGGCAGCCGGTCAGCGTGGCGGCGCCGACGATCGCGCCGTACACATCCAGGTGGGGTCCGTAGACGGTGGCCCAGCGGTTGCGTTGGGCGCCGGCGTGGATGAGGATGCGGGCGCCGTGCATGCGCGCGGGGAGCTTCCAGGTGCGGTTCTCGACGCGCTTCGTCTGGTGGACGATCGCCCCAGCCCACGGCTGTTTGATCGTGAGTGCCTTCATGGCGTGGTCTCCTTGGGGGTACCGGGGCCCCTGCCTGTTTGCGGCGGGCAGGAGCCCCGAAGGCGGGTTAGGCGGTGGGGACTTCGGCGACGGCGGGCCAGCCGCCCTCGGGCTCCAGCTCGGCCTCGACGGGCTCCGCTTCGGCGTCCATGCGCTCGGCGATGGCCATCAACTCCTTGGAGAGCGGATCGCTGCCCTTGGGGTCGACGTGTCCGGCCTTCCTCGCCTGACGCCACACATCGCGGACGTCGTCGGAGGTGAGGGCGCCCTCGGCGAGGGCGAGATAGTCGGGGCGGGGCGCTTCAAGCGCGGCAACCGCACGCGACCCGGACGGGTCCAGCGCCATCGCCGTGGACATCGGCCCGGCCAGCGCCTGCCGCGGAGTTACGCCGCGCAGCTCGACGACGACGACCGGGAACTTCTTCGTCTGCCCGTCGCGCACGACCTGGCGAGGCTCGATCCGAAGCGTCACCGGGACGAAGCCCTTACCGTCGGTGCCGGCGAGGACCATGTCGACCATCCCGCCCCACTCGGATGCGGCATAGAACGAGTGGGTCTCGGCCCGCCACATGCCCATCCCGGACAGGTCCGGCAGCATGACGTTGAAGCGGGAGGTGGCGGAGCAGACGGTGCCCTTCTTCTGCTGGTGCCAGTCCTCGCCGAATCGGGCCAGGCACAGGCACGGCTGGCGGGACAGGAGCTCGGTCTGCCCGTCGCAGCGGCGCTGGCATCCGCCTGCGGACCACAACTCGTTGTACTGGTTGAGCGGGTCACCGGGGGTGATCAGCGCCTCGATGGAGGACGCCTTTGTGATGACGCGCCACTGGGCGGTCGTGGAGTTGAGCGGCTTCCACGTTTCCGGGGTGCCGCCCCAGAGTTCGGCTGCCTTGCGGACGTGTTCCTCGGAGTGGGAGGTGACGACCCAGGTGGCGGACTTCACGGGCCGGTTGCCCTGGGTGTAGCCGGTGCGCAGGCGTCCGTGTTCCGCGGCGCGTCGCTGGATGTTGAGGAGTCGGGAGCCCATCAGGCGGCCTTTCGGATAGTGCGCCGCGGCTTGGCGGCCGGCTCGCCGGGGGCGAGCAGCGCGGGATAGGTGGACGGCGCGGCGTGGTGCCACTGCGCGTTGGCAAGGGCCCCGCGGAATGCGCGGTGGGCGTCGCGGTTGGCAGGCATTTCGACGAGGGCGTGGGATTTGGCGCGCAGGTTGAGGACTCCGGCCCGCTGGATCTTCGGCATGGGTGCGTCGGTGCCGTCGGGCAGCAGGACCGTCTCGGCGTAGCGGAGTGCGGCCAGTTGCTGGGTGTTCTCGGGGTAGACGGACTTGGCGGAGCGGGTGGCGCTGGTCTTGTAGTCGATCAGCCAGAGTTCGCGGCGCCGGTTGGGTCCGGTGGGCAGCCAGATCATGAGGTCGGCGGTGCCTGCGTAGCCGAGCCGCCGGTGCATGACGGTGATTTCGGTGGCGAACACGTCGCCTGCGAAGTCGACGCCCCACAGGGAGATCCAGCGGTCGAACTGGGCCAGGTACGGGGCGACTTGCGGGTCGTCGGGGATGGGGGCGCCGAGGACGCGCTGTTCGGCGGCCTTGTGGATGCGGTCGCCGAGGTTCGCCGCGGTGTCGCGGGCGTCCCGGTGGAGTTGCTTGATCTCTTTGGTGAGCTGGGTCCGGTCGGTGATGGCGCGCCGGGCGACTTGCATGCGGTTATCGAGGATCCACTCGACGGTGACCTTGACGGCCCAGGGCATGAGGGCCCGCTTGTTGACCGAGGTGTCGAGGACGTTGGTGACCGAGACGAGGTCGGGGCCGCCGGCCGGGTCGCTGTAGTAGCGGCCGTTCTCCGTGTCGTGGGCGTACTTGGGGGCGGTCATCAGAACGGCTCCACGGTTTCGGCTCGCTGGCTGCGGGAGCGGGGCCACAGAGGCAGGCGCCAGGTGTGGAGCTGGTCGAGGCAGCCGCATTCGTCCCAGTCGGCGCCACCGGTGTAGGTGATCCAGCCGCCGCCGGAGCCGGAGCAGTTTCGGCAGTTCGGGTCGGGTTCTCGGGTGACGTGCACGGCCCGCTGGTGCAGCTCGGCTGTCCAGCGTCCGATGCGAATGGTGGGGCTCATGGTGCGGGCCTTTCGGGAGTGAGGGGCCAGGCCGCCCCGGTCAGGGGGCGAGGCGGCCTGGCTGGCCGCGGAGCCGGGGGGAGCTCGGACGCGGCCGGTATGGGTGGTCGTCGCCGGCGGGCGGACTCGGAGTCGACGCCCGCCGGCGGGTCTAGGCGGCGCGCTGTGGCACGTCGATGAGGGGCAGCGTCTGCGTGGTCTCGTTGCTGGTGTCGCGGTACGGCACCGGGGAGACGTAGGGCAGTACGACCTCGGGCGAGTACGGCCGGACCATCTCCGACGGCACTGCGGTGATGCGCGGCCGGGCTGCGATGACGGCCTGCCGGAGGCGTTCGTGCTCGGCGCCGGCGCGGATCACCTTGCCCTGGAGCCGCCGGACTTCAGCGACTGCGGCGTCCCGTTCCCGCTCGGCCTGGGCGATGCGCATTTCGTCGCGCAGGGAGTTCATCAGCGCCTTGTGGACAGCACAGTTCAGGTCCGAGGTCTCACCGATGAGCGTCCGGTTGTCGGCGAGGAGCTGCGCGATCGTGTTCTTCAGCTGGGTCGGGGTCTGGCCGGCATGCTTGGCGCGGCTGGTCGTGCCCTGCCACGGGAGGGTGAGCGTCACAGTTCCCACTCCTCTGCTGCTTCGCGGTCGTTGCAGTCGTCGCAGCCGCAGTAGTCCAAGGTGCCGTCGATGAACTCGGCCTGGCATTCGTGGTCGTCGGGCGTGACCTGAAGCCGCTTGGCTTCCTCGGCCGCGAACCGTGCCTCGTCGGCCATGTCGAGGGCGATCTCGGCGGCCTTCTCTTCGGCGGCCGTCGGGTACTCGCGTTCCTCGTCGGCGTGCTGCTCGTAGTCGTTCACGGCTGTTCCCCCTGGCGCTGGTGCGGGATGGCGGTGCGGGCGGCTTCGCGGCGGGTGCGGAGCTGGTCGCTGACGTGCTGGCCGAGGACCATCAGGAAGCCGAACAGGGCGATCAGTCCGGCTGTCCAGGCGATGGACGGCCACGGGTTGGAGGTCACGCGATCACCGCCGGTGCGCCGAGGCCGAGTCCGACCAGCAGGTCTTCGTTCTCCTGCCGGAGCCGGGCAACTTCCTGTCGGAGCGCGTCTACCTCGGCCATCGGTGTGATGAGCTCGTAGGCGTTCTCCCACGGGCAGTTCATCGAGGAGTGCTCTCCGATGACTTCCTCGGGGGCGACGGCGTAGGCGAGCTTGTCGGCGACGTCTCCCCTGTGATCGCGTTCGTCGATCAACTGCCCAATGTCGCGGTCGGCCGTTGCGAGCTTTTCTTCGCAGATCCGGACCTTCTGCCGAGCTTCCGTCAGCTCGACCTGGACATATTCGAGATCGGCACCCAGACGCTCGCGGATCATGCGCTCGTGCAGCGGGAGGACGGCTGAGACCCAGTGCTTGATCGAGTCGTAGACGGACGCCGAGAACGGGCCTGAGCGTTCCGCGATGTCGGCGGTGAAGACGAGCTCGTCCCACTCTTCGACGGTCAGGGCGATCGGCGGGAAGTCAGTCGTCATCGCGCTCACCGGCCTTTGTTCGGCACGCAGCAATCCAAGCCTTCGGCTCAGCGCGGTTCATGCCGTACTGGCTGGGCTGAAGCGCGGTCGCGGAGGCGAGGGCGAGCGTCGCGTGCACCTGTGCCTCAGCGATCGTGCGGTCCGCCTCGCACGGCCTTTCGTCGTGCGGTCGCGCGATGGACTGCGACTCGGCGAGGAGGCGTTCGGCCTCGCGGTAGTGCTCGGGTCCGGTCACTGGTTCCCCCAGGTGCGGCGGCCTGCCCAGATCAGGGCGGCGATGGATGTGGCGAGGTCGACGGCCGTCAGGGCCGCGATCGTGCGGAGGCTCATCGGCCCGCCCCCTGCCAGGTGTTGAGCCAGTAGGTCCGGCAGTCCCGTTCGTCGCGGCACAGCAGCAGTCCCTGGCGGGCGAGGAAGGCGAGGTCGTCGCGGGCGGTCTTCCGGCACGGCGCCGCGTGTCCGGCCGCCTTGTACAGCGCCTGCACGGTGCTCGTCGTCCACGGCCCCGGGCGCTCGATCACCGCGCGGCGCAGGATCGCCAGCCGGTCCCGGGCGCTCACCGGGCCACCGCCCAGTACGCGGAGCTGCCCTGCACGTAGTCGCGCGGCTTCGCGGTCTGCGCCCGCCACGAGGCCAGTCCCTCGATGTACCCGGCGATCTGCGGCGCGGACTTGCCGGCCGTGCGAGGCGGCTCGATACCGGCCTCCCCGCACGAGCGGCCCAACGCGTAGGCCGCCATGAACGCCGGCGGGCTCTTCGACTTGCGGGCCCGGGCCTCGGCGATGGTGAAGGCGCTCACGCCGCCACCCGCCTCGGGTCACCGAACGGCAGGCCGGGGCAGAGGTGCGGGCCGGAGCCGCGAGCCTCGAACGCTTCGATGTACGCCCCCTCGTTGTCCCGCTGCAACCGCTCCAGGCGCTCCGTCAGCAGGGCTACGAGCTCCCTGCACTCGCGCAGCTCGCGCTCGGTGTCGTTCACGCCGCCACCGCCAGTCGGGGAGCCGAGAACATGAAGTCGATGTCGCGGGCCACCGATTCGAGAGCTGCGATGACCTCGTCGGCGGTGCGCTCCGGCTCGTCGTTCCAGTCCGCGATGCGCTCCTCCGGGTCCGTGTCGACGATGGCCGACCGGATGCGCCTCGACAGGAAGGCGACCGCGTCCTGGTACAGCTGCGGGCAGTCGATGAGGTCGGCCGGCGGGACCGGGGCACCGGTGATGACCAGGGACAGGGCGCCGGTGGCGTCCACGGGAACCGTCTGGCGAGTCCGGGTGAGAAGGAGCGTCCCGTCGAGGTAGGCGCCCTGGTGGTGGCCGTTCTCTCGGATGATGTTGGCGGCCTTGCGGTATACGGCTGCGAGCTGCGGGTCAGTCATGACGCCCCTCCACGGGTGCGGAAGCTGTTGCTGTAGTCCCGAACCCGCAGGTCGGGGTCGATGTCGAGGAACTGGTGCAGGCACTCGATGAGCCGGCCGTCAGGCACGGGCACGGCGGCGTGGGCATTCGCTGAGGTTTCGGCGGCCAGTTGCTCCAGCGCCACGGCCTGCTGCCGGAGGGCCAGTGCCTTCACGTCCGCCGCGAGACGGGGCAGCGGCACGTCCCAGTCCTGCGGGCTGCGCGGCGGGATACCGATGTCAGTCATGACGTCACCGCTCCTTGGCGCCGCAGTAGACACAGCGCCTGCCGTCCGCGAGGAATGCGCCGTTCTTGAAGAAGTGCGGGCCCGCGTCGTCACCGACCACGTTCCGGGGGCAGGGCTCCAGCACGACCAGGCGCTCGACTGCGACTCCGTAGGGGGCTTCCGCCCCGTGCTCGGCGATGCGGGCGTCGATGGCCCGCATCGTCTGCGCGACCAGCTCCGCGCGCTCCCCGGCCGGGAAGGACGGCAGTTCGGCGCGGCGGACGTCAGCGGCAGCCTCGGCGCGAACCTCGGCACGGTAGGCGTCTAGCAGCGTGTTCGCGCGGCCCTCGTCGACGAACGCGCCAGCCACACGGCGGAACAGCTCCTCGCGGGCGCTCATGCCGCACCGTCCTCGGCGCCACGGATCTCCAGGCCCTTCTTCGCTGCCCAGCGTCGTGCGTTACGCTCGGCGAGGAAGTCGGAGTGCGCTGCGAAGTCGACGTATCCGTAGGCGTGGAGCTTGATCGGACCGAACTCGCGGGTCGTGGACGCGTTGCCCTCGTCGTCGTAGACGACGTCCTGACCGAGCTTCGCGGCGAACTCCTCGACCGCGTCGTTCGTCGACAGCGGTAGCAGGAATCGCTCGTCGGACGGGATGGCGGCATCCGGGTTCTCCTCCAGCCAGGTGGCCAGAGCGCGAAGGCCGCAGATATAGCGGGTGCGGTCGTTCATCGCTGCACACCGCCGTTCAGGGCCTGGAGCACGTCGCCCCAGGTCGCGCCCGCCGGCAGCGTGGCCAGCAGGGCGAGCGCCGTGGCCTTGTCCTGCTCGAACGCGTCCTCGGCGGCGTCGAGGGCAGCGTCGGCGTCACGGGCGGCGGGCCAGTGGCGGGCCGCCATGGCCGGGGTCGCGAACAGCAGGTACTTCGTGTGCGTGGTCGACGCGTCACGTGCGGCCGTCCGCAGGTCGCTGACACGGTGCAGGCGGTGGGCGGCCATCACCAGGGCGACACGGACGCGGCCGAGGTCGGCCACCGCCGCCAGGTCAACGCCGTCGTGGACCACGAACCGTTCGGCGGTCGCGGCGAACACGGCGGCGGTCATGATGCGCGGCCGGTCAACGGGTGTGGTTTCCCTGTCGGAGCCCGGCTTAGGCGGGGCGGTAATCTTGATGTTCACGGTGTCCTCGATTTCGTGTGGTTGAGGTGCCGAGGGGTCGCATACGGACCAGGCCCGGTCCGGGCGGCCCCGTCCTTTTTGATCAGGTGGTGGCCGCGAGCTGCGCCCGCTCGGCCATCCACGTGCGAACGGCCTCCAGGTCGAAGCGGCGCCCGCGGAACGCGGTCGGCTCGACGGGGCAGCCGTTCTTCACCCACTCGTTGACCGTCCAGTTGCTGACGCCGTAGCGCGCCATCAACTGAGCCGTGGTGAGCAGGGGGGCGAGCCCGGTGGTGCGCAGCGTCTCGGCGCGTTCAGCGAGAGTCGGCATCAGGGCTGGACCTTTCTACTGTGTCAGTTGAAACTGATGGCGTGAAAAGCTGCTCCAGGGGCACGGCGAGCGCCCCCGCGATGAGGTCCGCCGTCCTGCGGCGGCACCGCTCCCGGGCCGTCTTGCCCGTGGTGGTGAGCCGCCCGATGATCGCCGGGCTGATCCCGATCCCGCGCGGGTCGGACGCCTTGGTGGCCGCCGCGAGTCCGGGCCCGGAGAGGTCGGCCGCCTGCATTGCGGCTCTGAGTGGCTTGCCGTCGTCCTTGCGAAGCACCGTGCTCATGAGGGACCTCGTGCTGATGGAGAGTGAACTTCGGCTTCATCGCCGCCGTTGACACATTTCTACAGTGTGAGTGTCAATGAGGTCAAGGGTGGCAGGCCCAGTTTCGGTGAGGGTGGGCAAGTCGCTGACATGGGTCGAATGGGCGTTCTACCCTGAGTGCATATGCCAGTGACTACGGCGCGCGGCGGGGAGGCTGCGCGCTGCCACCATTACGCGCCACGCTTCTACTTTTACTTGCGAAAGTAGAAGGCCGCCGGGCACTCTGATGGTGTGGACCACGGGCAGCAAGAAGATCTCTCCGCGCTGATCAAGCGACTCAAGGACACCTACAAGGTGACCGAGTCCGAGATCGCGCGTGCCATCAACGTGGCCCCTGCCACCGTGAACTCCTGGGTGCTCCGCAAGCGCGGCACCGGACGCGGTCCGAACCCGGAGAAGCTGCGAGCCCTGTCGGACGCCTTCCCGAAATTCACCGTTGCGGAGATCTTCGCCGCGGCCGGCCGCAGGGTCCCGGGCCCGCTCGCCCCCGAGGCTGAGGCGCGCCTCTTGGAACTGTTCCGTGGCCTCACGCCCGAACAGCAGGCCATCAAGGAGATCGAGTTGCGGGCCCTGAACGAGGCCAACCGCTCCTAGCCGCAGGGATTGCGCAACCATCTGTGGCCCTCACGAGTCCCACACGGATGAGTACTTGACTGGCCGGTAGAACCCTCCACATCTTGTGTTTCTGGAGTGGTCGCATATTCCACTATCCGGGAGTACGGTCTGTTTCTCGGCTCGCGTCCTCCCCCGCGGCTGACGTTCCGTCGCCCGCACCACGGGGGGTTCCGCATGTGCATCCGCGTCCACTACAGCTCCGCCGAAACATTCGCACCATGGGACGCACAGCGCGTCATCATCACTGTCCCCGCCGGGCGCCCCTGGCTCGTCACTGTCGGCGCCGTGCGCGCGGTTCTCACGCAACTCGACATCCCGCAGCCCGCGTTCGGTGCACGCTGTTTCTGTGGGGAGCCCGTTCGGCTGCTCCCCCGCGTACCCGAGCAGCGAAGGAGTGAGCAGGTGATCACTCATGCCCCGTAGGCCACTGAACAATCCCCGGCAGATCCGCAGCAAGACATGCGGCTGCGTGCTCTGCATCGAGGAATATCCCCCCGGCCAACACGGGGACCGGAAGCGCCGGCGCGACTGCATCGGCTCGTGGCAGGCCCGATACCGGGATCCCACGGGCCGGCAGACCGCCAAGAACTTCACGAAGAAGGACGGCGGCAAGACAGCCGCCGAGGCCTTCCTCGACAAGGTGCACACCTCAGTCCGTGAGCGGACGTACCGCGATCCCGCCCGCGGGAAAATCACGCTGGAGACGTGGCACGAGACGTGGTGGGAGATCCAGGAGAAGAAGGGACGGACCACCACCGTCAACCGGAAACGCTGCGTCTGGACGAAGCACGTACAACCCCGGTGGGGTGGGTACAGGCTCGTGGACTTGGAGTTCATGGAACTCCAGAAGTGGCTCTCCGGGATCCGCAGCCACGAGACGCAGGGCCGGGCCCGTGCGATGCTGCGGAGCATGCTGGACGCCGCCATCCGAGACGGCGAACGCATCAGTATCAACCCGGCAACGCACCTCGAAGTGACGGCGGCGCGGCCGCAGCGACATCCGGACGACTTGAAGCCCCCCACCACGGAGCAGTACGCGCTCATTCACGCCGCGCTGCCTGAGTACTACCAGGTGCTCCTGCGGGACTTCGCATACGAGACAGGCCTGCGGCCCGGCGAGTACGCAGGCCTGCGAAATCACTGCATCGACGACGAGGAGCGCCTGGTACACATCAAGGAGATCCTTATCAGCGACGGCGGCCGGCTGCGCCGTCAGGCCGCCCCGAAGACGGACGCCGGTTTCCGCACCGTGCCGCTCACGGACCGGGCCTGGGGCGCCGTCCAGTTCATGCGGGACAAGTGGCGGCCGAAGCGGACTCGGTCGGCGATCGGCGACGGCTTCGACATGCACTTGGACGAGCTGGTGTTTCGCGGCCCGCGAGGCGCGGCGTTGAACGTCAACAATTTGTCGCGCCCGTGGCACAAGGCCACGTTGCAGGCGGGCGTGGCCCGGAAGGTCTATAACCCGGACACGAAGCGACACGAGTGGTGGCCGCGGGTCTACGACTACCGGCACGACGCCACCAGCCGCATGCACCATGGCGGCGTGTCCGAGGTCGACGCGCAGCGGGCCCTGGGGCAGGAACGAGGCGGCCGCGTGACGTGGATCTACACTCACGAGAGCGAGGGGGCGCGCGAGCAGGTTCGGGCGGCCCTCGGCGGCGGTAGTGGACTCCGGGCCGTGAAGTGATCCATTCGGGTTCGGGTCCACAAAGAGTCCACAAACCCCACTCACTGATCCGCATCGATCCTCACTGAGGCTCACAGTTAGAAGACATCCATAGAGGGCGTGAGGCTCACCGTCACTCACTGAGGCTCACTGAGTCTCATGGCGGTGAAGGAAGCTCTTACAAAGCAGATGTCGGCGGTTCGAAACCGTCCACGCCCACCGTCGGGATGTGTCCAGGCGAAAGCCTGTGTCGCCCCCCCAGTCGTAATCGGCTGGGGGGCCTTCTCGTGACCGAGGCCGGCCCGTCTCCCGTAACGCGTGTCAGGTCTACGCCGGTCGACGTTCAGCGCCGGTGCGGCAGGAAACTTGGCTGGGACTCCCGGGTCAACCCCGCCGCCCGCGCAGTCTCCGTCTCCACCGCCGAAGCTGGACGCAACTCGCCGGTCCGGATGGTTGCCCCGCTCAGTTGGCCCGGCGAAGACGGCCGCAGGAAGGCGATCCGCTTCATGTCGGGCCCGAGGCCGAGGGTGATGCGCCCGGTCCGGCCCTCGCGTTCGTAGCCGACGTAGTCCCACTGCTTCACGCGTCGGCCTCCTCGTCGAGCGCGGCCGTGCCGGCGCGGATGAGTCTCAGGACGCGGGCCGGGTCGCAGAGGGCGCCCGGTGCGGGCATGGGGATGGCCCAGTAGCTGGACCATATGTCGGTGTGCTGGTCGTCTTCGATGCGCGGTACGCCGATGTAGTGGCCGAGGCCGAGGTACGTCGCGTGGGGGCCGTGGTCCGGGCCCGGCGGCGCGGGTGGCACGAGGGCGTAGAAGCGGCAGCCGCGCGGGTCGTGGATGACCGGGCCGGCGAGGGTGCGCAGGATGGTCGAGGCGGTCGAGAACTCGGTGGCGGCGTCGACGGCGTGCACGAGTTCGTCGGCCAGGCGGAACGCGCAGAACCGGCGGCCCAGCGCGAGGACGGCGAGGTGGCGGTCGGCCCACTGGGTGTAGGCGTCGGCGGGACGGTTGAGGCTGGCTGCCAGCCACGCGCTGACCGCCTGGTTTTGTGCCTTTTCGGGTGCGGTGCTCAC